AGAAGCAGCACCAGTCCCAGCAGCAGTGCGCGTTGTCAAGCATTATCTGAATGAATTTTACCGGAATGCTCCTGCGGCATTGGTGGAAAGGCAGATCCCTTAACAGAGCGCAGGCAGCGCGGTGTTTTTGCGGCGTGGAAGCATCGGCAGGACTTTTGACGGAGGAAATCTTGTGTTGCAAACAGGGCGGACGGACGTTTTCTGACCTCACACCGGCCTTTTTCATACTTTCGTCATTATGGCTAAAATTTATACAAAATGGCAAAATGTCAAGAATAAATTGCAAAAAAGGTGAAAAATTTTTTGAGTGAGCTATAATGCAGGGATGCTGGCATGGCCAGCACCCTCCTTTTTGCCCTGTAAAGCCGGTTTTTGGGCACAGCAAAGCACAGGTGGGCATGTCAGCCCATCTGCGGGTGAGCCGCCGCACAGAAGATCAGCGGCAGTTTATGTACAAGTCTGCTCAGCTGACTTGCGCTGTAAAGAGGGCCTGCGCAGATTTCCAGCCCAGCACCTTGCGCGGGTAGTTGTTGATCCAGTCCTGTGCGGCTTGCACCTCTGCAATGGTCACCTCATCAAGATTGGTGCCTTTCGGGAAAAAGCGCCGAATGAGCCTGTTCATATTCTCATTGCTGCCGCGCTCATGCGGGGAGTAGGCATGGCAGTAATAGACGGTGGTGCGCTTGCCCTTTCTGCGCTTTGCCTTTTCCATGCCGTCATAGTCCTGGAACTCGCAGCCATTATCAACCGTGATCGTCTTGAAAATCTTGTAGAAGTCTGCGCCATAGCGCCGCTCCAGACTATTGAGCGCACGCACAACGCTGGAGGCGGTGTGATCGGGCAGCAGCATCAAAAGCCCCTCACGGGTCAGCCGTTCCGTCAGTACAAGCAATGCGCGGTGGGATTCCACGCAGCCCATAACAGAATCCATTTCCCAGTTTCCAAAAGTGGTGCGTTCATTGATCTCCTCATCACGCTTGTCAATGCGGGGGCCTTTGGCAGCGTTGGCAGAGCGCTTCTGTTCGCCTGCGGTCTTTTCATAATGCCTGCGGCCTTTTTCGTGCAGGTGCTCAGGGCTGAGGGTCAGAAACACATCACCACGGTAAATGTAGTTATACAGGGTGCTCTCACAGATATTGGTGTCAAAGGCCAAGCCTTTCTCCCTGATCTCTGCCAGCGCTGCGCCAGGTGAATAGTGCTCCTTTACAATTTTCTCCTCAACGTACCCTGCAAAGGCGTGGTCATGGCCAATCTTGAGATCAGGGCCCTTTGCAAGCAGGTTTTCCCTGTATTTCTGATCTGCAACCTCTGGGCAGTAGCGCTCCTCAAAGGTGTAGTCATAATTCTGCTGCAAGCACATGCCGCGCTTGATCTCGTTGTAAATGGTCTTTTTGCATTTGCCCAGCGCCTCTGCGATTTTTGCAACCGGCGTGCCGATGCGCAGCATCCGGTCAAGGGTCAGCCTGTCCTCCCAGGTGATGTGTGAAAAGCCTTTACTATTCATAGCAGCCTCCTGAAATAAAATAAGCGGGGTGTTGTTCACACCCCGCTACGCAGTCCATGATTTATTGTGCATACAGCTCAAGCAGCGCTGTAGTTTCACCGTCAGGGAGAATATCTCCCAGCTTGCAGTTGAGTGCAAGGCATATTTTAAGCAATGTGGCCAGCTTTGCGCCGCTGAGATCGCGCACGCCTTGCTCATAGTTTTGCAGCACACGGTTGTTGATGCCAGCCGCTGCCGCAAGCTGTGACTGTGATAGGCCATTGGCAAGCCGCACTGTTTGTAATTTTGAGCCTGTCATAGAGCAGCACCTCCTTTAATGCACCTACATCATACATCATTTGTTGTATGATGTCAAGATAAAAATAGGCGGCTCACCGAAAAATGAGCCGCTTTTTTACTCTCCATGTGCTCTGAGGCGTTCGGCAAGAGCTGCAAGCACAGCAACGTCCTTTTCACTCAGGCCTGCAACATTTACGGTTGCCGTGGCATCAACGCCCAGCAGGTAATCTGTAGACACAGAGAAAACTCTGGCAAGGTCAACCGGGCAGGCCGGTGATGGCGTGCTCAGGCCCTGCTCCCATGAATTAACGCCGTTGCGGGTGATGCTCAACCGCCGCGCAAGCTCTGCCTGCGTCCAGCCGCGCTCATCGCGCAGCAGCTTGATCTTTTCTGCTATCACTGTCACCGCCTCCTCACATAAAAATTATAGGTTACCCGTCTGATTAGTCATTATCTTTAAGGCTCCACCACTTGACACAATTCGACATGGATGTAATAATAAAATAGGAAAAGTCAAGAATATAATAACAATTCGGGAGGGCAACATGAAAAAAGCTCTTGAGAAAATCAGCACCGTGCTCAGAGTGGCGGCTGGCATTGTCTGCGCAATCTTCACTGTCACATTTGTTGTGCTGATCTTTACAGAAAAGCCGGTTGAGGTTTTCGTGTTTATGGCCGTGCTCTTTGCAGGTCTGACGGCGCTGCTGCTGTTTCCCAGAAAGAAAACCTATGTATCTGGTAGTGCAGATCAGTTTTTAGGGAACGTCAGCATCTCTTTCACGCCACAGGAAGTGCCTGCGGAAACACTGAGAGATATGCGAAAGCATTACACTCCCGTGCAGGCAGGTAACGATGCCCGCATACTGGCGGAGAGTTTTCAGTTGTGCCAGCAGACTTATGATTTCAGTACATTTTTCAGCCGCTTGCAACTCACCACACGGTGCGCATATACTCTGTTGCAAGCTAAACAAGCGGGATGTAAGATCAACCGTCAGACTGTCAAGGCCTGTGAGAGCGCGCTATCTGCAAGGAATGCGCTCATGTTGGATTTTCTTGATCGTATTTATGAAAAAGAAACAACTGCCGCGATGCGTTTGAAAACAGTGGCAGGCCAACGCCGTAGGCTGGAAGCGTTTTTGAATAAATTGCAAGAATACAACGCGGATTTTTTGCCCGTTGAAGATGCATACAATGAATATCTTAAAGAAGTACAACAACTCATAGGAGAGTAGAATGCTGGAGAGGGTTAGCCCCTCTCCAGCATTTCTTGCTATACATTAAAGACACTTTTCAGCTGTTTTTCCAGTTTTCGTTCTATTGCAGCCGGTGCAAGTTTTTCAAGGTCATTTTCAGACGCTTTAAGAAAGTAGTGCCCAGGCACCCACCCGCCGTTTGGTGTTCGATGGCCAAGCTCTACATAGCTGGCATAGCTTACAGGGTTTATAAGCTCAATAATATAATCATGGCCAACTTTGGACACAGGCAGCGCGTTTGCATATGCGCTGGCCCGCCCTAATCCGTTCCCTCCTCCACCAGCTGCCTCCTGTTCTGATTTTGCAGTCCAGCCCCGCCGTAGGGTGCCGCCATTTTTGCCTGATACATTGTGCCCGTGATGAGTAAAGCCCATAGCACAAGTATAGGTTCCGTTTTTATAGATACCAACAGGTGTGCGCGGAATGACCAGACGCAAAAGTTTACGGGCCAACTCCTTAGACACTTCACGGCAAAAGGCATCCATATCTGCGCTCTGGAGCTTGTTGATGTTGTCACGAAGTTTCAAAAGCTGCTCAAAATTGCAGCTGCCCCATCTATTCATGCTTAATCTCCATAAAGTGAGGGAGAGAGCACGCGGCCCTCTCCCGTTTTCCTTTACCCATTTTTCAGCGCATACACTGCGGATTCAATCATTGCATCAATCTTGCTCTCATCAACCGTGATGCCGTGGCTGGTCAGCCATTGCAGCACATAGGCCTTTTTCTCCTGGCCGCGCCCAGAGCCGGTATAAATCTGTTCAGCAGCGGCAACCGCAATCTTTACCCATGCGGCAAGCTCTGCCTGCTGCTGGGCGCTGGTGCGGCTCTTGATGTACGGGATGACAAAGGTGGTGATGCAGACGGTAAGAAGCGCAAAAAACGCCTCAATCACATTGGTAATGTCAAAAGTCATGGAAAGCCTCTCTTTCTCTCACGCCAGAGTGAGATCCTTGATGTTGACGGCAGCAGTGACGGTACTGCCCAGCCCAATCACAACGCGGTCACCGTCAATCTGCATGACGTTGTAAACCGTGCTGTAGACGAACGATGCCAGAGAGCCGCCCGTGTAGGTCTTTGCTCCCTTTGCCACTTTGACCTTGCTGCCCTTGATGATAGCAGGCGCGTCAGTCTGTACGTCAGCAGCGTCCACCCAGCCATAAACGGTGGAGGCGCTGCCGGTGCTGCGCACAAGATGGTACGGGTGCTTGCCGTTTTTCGCAATGGCGGTGATCTTCGCCTTGCCAGGCTTGCAAGCCTTGCCGTTGACGGCAACAGAGCTTACAAAGTGTTTCGTGCCGGTAAAGGTCACCACATCGCCCACAGAAAGCCCCTGTGCGCCGCTTGCATTCTGGGCGGGCTGGGATGCCCCCTCCTGCTTCGGAGGCTCTGTGCTGCCGCTCTCAGCGTCATACGCAGGCCTGCCGTAACCGACAATGCGTGGGTTGCTCAGCGTGTAGGTGCGCCGTGCGCACATATCAGAGGTGTTGCCCTCAATCGTGTAGACGTTCTTGCTGTCAACACGCTCAACAATACCGGTGTGCTCCACGTTGGTCTGAGAGGTGCCAAAAAAGATCTGGTCACCGGCTTTGGGGTCTTTGGTGTGCAGCTGCCCCTTGTCTTTGTAGTATTTCAGGGAATAGGTGCAGCCTGCGCCGCAGGATGCCTTAGGCTGGCACAGCAGCCTGAGCGCGTCCGTTACGCCAAAGGCTGTGACAAAGCACCAGTCAACGAACATATCACACCATGCAAAGCCGTTTTTCTTACCATTGTAAAAGCCTGCATATTTGGTATCAAAGTCATTGGCATATTTTGTGTAGTTGTTCTTTCCTGCGTTTGCGGTCTTGTCCTGCAAGCTGGTGTTAGTGGCCTTTTCCTTATAGCCCAGCTCACCAACCGCAACCGCAAGCACCTTAGAGGCATAGCATTTTGCCATGTAAAAAGCTCCTTTCTCAGTCTTTCAGCACGATCTCAGCAGCACGGAGCGCCACATCAGCGCCGTACTTGTCCGCAAACTGCCTGAGAAAGCGCTGGGCATACTTTGCCCTGTTTTCGTTTTTGCTTTTCCAGTAGTAAAAGCCTCCCCACGCGCCATCCGTCACAAATGAAGTGCCTGCCAGCACCGCAATGGCTGTAACATCGTGGTCAGTCAGGGTACCAACTACTGTGATGATGCACAGGAGGATGGAGAGGAAGATGTGCAGCACAAGCATTTTCTTTGAAAACTCCATCCATCACACCTCTCAGTACAAAGCAGCAACGCTCTGCTCTGTCAAAAAGTCTTTTTGTTCGTGCTTCACCTTGCGTGCGTATTCCAGCGCGGCCTCCATTTCACTGTTGCAGTGCCCGTTTTTCAGGGCCTCTGCGGTGGCCTCGCCCAGCGCGATGGCCGCGCCGGTGCTGCGGATCAGCAGCACTTCATTTTTCTCACGCGCCTTTTCACGCTTGTCCAATGCTGCATCATGCTTTGTGATGCGGCGCTGGAGCAGCCAGGAACAAAACGCGGTCACTGCCGTAGGCAGGCCCAGCAGCATTGCAAGGCCCCCTACGGAAAGCTCAACGGTCATAATACACCCTCCAGATTGTTTTGAAAGTAAAGGGGCACGCCCGTCATGCAGGCGTGCCCCTCCGCACAGTGCCGGTGGATCAGATCTCCACCTCCAGATCAGCCAGGATCTGGGCAACCTGCTCTTTCAACAGAGCGGGTACCTGATCCATCGTCTTGCGGCCCTTGATGATAAGGGTAGCATAAACAATCGCCATGATCTGCACCTCCTTTCTCAGCAATATGGAAAGCAGCCACTGCCGCAGGGCACTCATTGTGCATCAGCCTCCAGCAGCGCGGCAACTTCTTCACGCAAATTTGCCGGTACGTCATCAAGGGTTTTCAGGCCCTTACGGATGAGCGCGGCATACACCTTAGCCATTGACAGCACCTCCCGCAATCAGCTCATAAACATCGCAGAGGGCAACCTGCGTATTGGTCAGGTCATCCTCAGCCGCCTGCAGCCGTTCTTTCAGCTTGTCGTTCTCCTTGGTCAGATCCTCAATGGATTTCTTGCGCTTGTGCAGCTCTTTCAAGCTGCCGCCAGAATAGGTAACGCTCATTCAAATGCACCTCCGATATTGGAAATATAGCCGCCTGTGTCGCTGGAGCCGCGCTCAACCGACAGCTTAAAGTTGAACGCAAAACCGTTGGCAGCGGTTTGGTTGGTGAAAACGTGGTTGGTGCCTGCCTTTACGTCAGCGGTGGCATCTTCCCACACGGGGCTGGTGTCGTTCGCATTGTTGGTCACAAGCACCTCCAGCGCCGCGTCAGAGGGCAGGTAGCCTACGATGTTCATAATCATTACGGTAATGGCATCATCAGCGCTGAGGGCCGTGGCAAGCGTCACGGTGGCCTTGGTCACTTTCTTTGTGAAAGTAACGGTGTAGGCGGCGCTGTCCTCCTTGCCGTCGTTGGCAACCACCTTGAGCGTGTGCGTGCCGTTGAGCACTTTCTGGAAATTGGCGGCGGTGACGGCTTGGAAATTCACAGCCTGATTCAGCGTGGCGGTGTAGGTGCGCTGGAGCACGTTGTCAAGGTATTCTTTGACGGTCACGGCATCACCGTCAGCATCAGCAACGGTGTAGCTGAAATTAAAGCCCTCGTTCTTGAGGCCCAGATTGCTGCCGTTGGCCGTGGCGCTTGTGATCGTCGGTGCAGAGTTGACGGACACAGAGCCATCATCGCTGACAGAGAGGGTGGAGGGGAGAGTGAAAGCGGGGCGGGAGCCGACAGAATAGTTATAGCGGTTGCTGCTGACATAGCCATCGGTGCTCAAGCAGTGCACGTAATTGGTGCTGCCCGCGTACGGGGTGCGCGTCCACTGGGCAACCGCAGAGCCGTTGCGGTACGCAATCTGCAGCGTGCTTGCAATCGGCAGCGCAGATCCCTCCGTGTTTGCATAGCTTGCGGTTTTGCCCAACTCGGTAAGGGAAAGCTGGAACACCGCGCGCTGCAGCGTGGTTACGGTGGTGTTGCCATTGCCGGGGGTGTAGTAGAATTTTGTCGTGCCGATTGCGGCCTGAATGTCAGCGTCCAGCAGCTTGAGGTAGGTGTTGCAGAGCCAAGAATCCAAGGCGCTGTTTGCATAGGCGTTGTTGCTGTTACTGAAAACGCGCATATCATAGCAATCCTTGCGCACAATCAGCGTGCGCCCGTTGCCGTTCAAACCATTTTCATAGTCGTGCTTGGCAACGTAGAACTCTACCAGCGTGCCGCTCTCTTTCAGCTTGATAATGCTGCCAACCGCTTTGTTGGCAAGTTTTGTGCTGGCCATTAAAAATCCTCCTTTAGAATGTTTTGAACACGGGCCTTGATCTGCTGACGCAAGGCCCAAGTGTTGCCGTGTGCGGCATGAGCATCCCATGCCTGCCAAGATTGCAGTATTGCCTCGCGGGTTACAAGGCCCTGCGGGTACGCCTTTTCCCAGTACCGTAGTTTTGCGCGCATACGCTTGATGCTGCTGTGGCGCAGCTTGCGGATCACCTTGCCGCTTTCGGTGAGGTAGGTGTGAAAGCCAAGAAAATCAATACCGTTTCTGAGCGGGAAGATCTGCGTTTTCTCGTTTAGCTCAAGGCCCAGCGTGGCCATGAAAGCTCTGATTTCCTTGAGGCAATATTGCAGGTACGCTTTATCTGGGCAGATCAGGAAAAAGTCATCCATGTATCTGCCGTAGTAACGAATGTGCAACCGTTCTTTTACAAAGTGGTCAAATTCGTCCAGATAAAGCAGGGCGAAAAGCTGAGAGGTCTGATAGCCCAGCGGCAGGCCGTCTGAGCAGTCAATGTAAATGCACAGCAGGTCATAAACAACAGGCTCAAGTTCCAGCCGTTTCAGCTTTTCCTTGAGCTTGTCATGGTCTATGCTTGCAAAGAAGTGCCGCACATCGGCTTTCAAGATCCAGCCCTCAGCGGTGTGCTGCTTGCGGTAGTAATCGGTGAGAAAGTATTTGAGCCGGTCAAAGCCAAAGTGCATACCCTTGTTTTTCTGGGATGCGTAGTTGTCCAAAATAAAGCTGCGGGTGATGCGCTCATAGAGCAGATTGTCCACCAGCGCGTGCTGCACAACTTTATCGACAAAGGCCGGTGCCTGCACCAGTCTTTTCTTTGGCTCATAGACGTAAAACACGCGGAAAACACCGGGCCTGTAAATCTTCGTTTGCAGGATGTAGACAAGATTAACGATGTTCTCCAGCAGATGCACCTCATAGTGTGCTGTGGCCGCGCGGGAACGCTTGCCGCGACGGGCGGCAAGATATGCCGCATAAAGAACAGCAAAGGTGCAGATTTCAGAAAAATTCATACAAACGGTTGGCCTCCTGCCGGATTTCCTGTAGCTGGCCAGCCTCTCCTCATACGCCGTTTCGATGCCACACGACAGGATCGACAGCACCCCACCCATTCAAGCTGGGCGGGGTGCATCAGCGCAATGTGTTTACCTTGCTTGCACAAGGTTGGATACAGCCTCCTTTGATGTGATGGATGGCGTTGTTTTGGGCTTTGGGCCTACTCAGTCAAGCCTTACCACCAGAGCGGGGCGGGAGCCGTTAGAATTGTTATAGTTGTTGTTGTTGACATTGCCATTGGTGTTCAAGTAGTGCACGTTATTGGTGTTGTTCGTGTTCGGGGTGAGGCAGGAAAAAATACAGGCTGTACCCAAATATAGCGGCTCTTGGCCGTTACATCCTTTTAGGTGTGGCGCACGGCCTCAGCAATTTGCAGGGCCATCTGGCTCATTTTGGCCAGCTCCTGTGCGGCCTTTGCCTCTCTGAGCGCAGCAGCGCGGTTGCCGTCTGAGCGCCGCCAGTTGCTGGCTTTCTGCTTGACGGGCCGCACAAGCTCAGCCCAATAATGGCATTGATCGCCGGTGATGTACTTTTTCTTAAAGCTCAGGTTGATGTACTGGAGCAGCGTGTCACAGCTCACAATGGCCTGGTCAAGATCGCGCAGGCGCTTATCATAGTCCGTTTCAAAGAAACGCCCATCCGCAGAAATGCACTTTTCCAGAATGGTTGCGGCGCAATTCTGCATCAGGGCGCACAGGTGAAACGTCTGTGATTTTGGAAAATGCGGCTTGCCGTCATCCTTGATCTTTTCATAGAGCTGTCTGGCCACAAGCTGCCCGTTTTCCATCACATATACCTGCGTGTGCCGGTACTCAGGCTCCTTTGCCCTGACGCGCTGAATGGTGTAGTCCAGCAGATCAGTGGCAAGCGGGATGATGTCATAATTGGGCATCAGAACTCAAGCCTCCCTGCGGTGGCATTCCATACGCCGGTCACCTTGAGGCCGCTGAGAGAGGTAAAGGTGACGTTATAGGAAATGCCAACGATGTTGTGAAAGTATTTGAGCTCAATCTGATCTAAGCGGGATTCTAGGGTGTCCATTCTTGTTTCCATCGCGTCTGTTGTGTTCTCATGGGTTGTCACACGTTCACTCAGCGGCGTAAACAGTACGGATTTGATCTTGCCCCAAAACCGTGCAACCTGCGGCTTATCCAGGTATGGGTCACGCACGGGGAAACACCTCCTTTACACGCAGATGGTGTCAAGCTCAGCGTTTGTGATCGGCACCAGATTGCTCTCCAGCATGTAGGCCGACATATCACAGGTGCCTGCCAGCACATCCCAGCCCTCACCATTCCATGCAACGTTGTCACCGGCCTTTACATCGTGCGCGGTGTCTGCGTTTACGATGTTCCACACATCGCCAACCTTGTTGCCCTCCGCGGGCAGCTCAGCGTAGGTGTCTTTGGAGCCCTTGTAGTGCAGGGCGCTGGAAACAAGGCCGTCCACCTGGTCTTTGGTATAGGCATCGGTAATGCCATAGCCTGCAAGAGAGGTGGCAGGGCTCTGCTTGCCGTTGGCAAGGTCATAGGCCTGCTTTACGGCGCTGGGAGTTGCCGCCTTTGTGGTGCTGGTATCGTCAACGGCGGTAGAAAGCTGCACAACGCCTTTCTGTGAGGCGGTGCCGTTCTTCACGGAGATCTTGCCGCCCGTCACGTCAATGTTCGTGCCAACAGTCACGCCGCCCTTGACAGCGCCGGTGGCATCAGGCAGGGTGTACTTGTTCGCGCCTGCCTCAACGCCGTCCAGCTTTTCCTTGTCTGCGGCGGTGTAATCGTTGCTGCTCAGGCCCTTGCCAGCAACCTTGTCCACCTTGTTTGTGTCAGACGGGTGTACATGATCGCCGCGTGCAAAAGCCAGCTCAGAGCCAACGGCAGCGGTACCATCCATTTTCGGCGTGGTGGTGGATGCCGCCGCGCCCTCAGGAATGTCGGCGGTGGTGATAAAGCCGCTGTCATTCGTGAGCTGTGATGTTTTTGTGGGCAGCTTGCTTGTGATGAGCGCCTTGATCTTGCCCCACAGGTAAAGCACGCCATTTTCATCAAGCGTCTTCTTTTCAGTTGCCATGCTGTTTTTTCCTCCTATACAAGTAGTTTTTCAAGCTCAAGATTGGTGAGCGGTACAACAGAGGCATCAGAGCCGGGCACGCCCTGGGGCCCCTGCCTGCCGCGCAGATTGACTGGCGCGGGGTTTGGCTTGTTTCCGTCATTCGTCCAGCTGAGCGTGCAGTCCTCACCCTCAACAGAGGGGTAAAAAGTCGTGCCGTCAATGCCCTGTTTGCCAGTGTTCACATACTGCACGCTGCCAAAGCTGGCTTTGAGAATACCGCCCGTGGAAAGCCTTACTTGAATGGTTTGCCTGCTCTGATTGAAGCTGACAGCATACGCCATTAAATCACCCCGTCCTTGAAAATCTCGCCTACGTCAACGCGGATGGGGTCACTGGCAACAGAATTATCCAGGTTGTCACGCAAGCGGAGCTGCACCCACAGTGGCTCCTTGTCATCAAAAACCAGCGTATCCTCTTGCGTCAGCGGCAGGCTGATCACGCCGGTTTCTTTGTCATAGGAAACATCCGCAAGGCTCTTTTCAAGTACGGTGCGCCTGCACTGCTGAAATGTAACAAACAGCGCGGAGATGGTGATAGGCTCAGGCAGCTCAAAGGTCAGCAGCGGATTTGTGCCTCTACGCATATCTGCACCTCCCGTTAAAACTCAATACGCGCCATTTTTTCATTCCAGATGCCGGTGACAGTCACGCCGTCAAGCGTGACAAAAGTAACCTCAAAGCTGTTGCCGGTCACGCTCTGGCCGTACTTCAATTCAAGCGTTTTCAGGCGGCTGTCAAGGCCGGTGATGCTGACGCGGATATCCGCATGGGCCTCATCATCTGTGTTGTGGCTGTCAATGGCATCGGCGCGGAGCTGATCGCTCTGCGCTTTGGTGTAGGCATCGCCCTGCTGCATCGAATTGAGCGCCAGCACACGGATGTCAGAGTGCGCAGAGCTGGAGGTGTTGTGCTCAGAAAATTCAGCGTCCATTTCTGCGTGGCTCACGGTATCCAGCGCCGGTGTGATCGTGAAGCTGACAACAGAGGCATCCGCAACCACAATGTGCATAACCATTGTGAGCTTGCCGGACACGCCGCCAGAGATCGCAACCTTTTCTGTGTCAGGCGTGTTGCAGATCGCAACCAGTGTGCCGTCATCATCGAAAAGGCCGATTTCTCTGACGGTAAAGCCGCCCACGCTGTCAGGGATTACGATTTTCACATCAATCATGTTGGCCGTGCTGGTGCTGATCTCTGCGCTTGCAACATCGCCGCGCCACTTTTCGTTTCTTAGCGTGGTCTGCCCTACGGTGGGCTGGTAGTAGCTGCCGCCGCCATCACCCGCAGCGGCCTCCTTGATATTGACCTTGCTGCCGTCCAGAATGCTTGCGGCAATGAGTGCGGCACCTGCCGTGGTGATGATGGTGCCATAGTTGTTATCCATTTCTCAGTCCTCCTGTTCTCGCGGGTAAATTTCCACGGTATTGTGATACTCAAGAGCGCCTACGGCAATAGAGCTGCCGGTGCTCTCAAGATCGCGCACAAGCTCAGGCCATATCTCAACGGCCTGCTCATATTCTGTGTACGCCGCGCAGGTCACAGTTGCATAGGCCTGCAAGAAAGCGGTCATCAGCACGCGCATGTTGCAGGGCCGTACAGTCAGCAGCATGTCAAGGATCTCTGCTGCAAGGCTGTCTGCATCAGGCAGCACGGAATAATCAAGCTGGATATTGATGGTGTAATCAGATATGGTTTCCTCATGCCCCTGCGGGCCGCAGATGCTTGTGAGCCAGTTTTTCAGCCAGGGCAGCGTGTACGGCAACTCCAGATTCCACAGCGCCTTGATGCGTGCCTTGCGGCCCTCTAAGGTGTCTGTGTCTTTCGGGTAGATATTCAGCTCACGCTCCCAGACTTTCACACCTGCCTCTGTTGCGGTGTCCAAAAACTGATTGGCCAGCAGCAGCGCAAGAGCATCCCACGCAATGGAGATCTCAGGCTCATTGGCATTGTTGATGGCCTGGAACTCAAGCACCTCGCGCAGAACAGGCGGCAGATACTCTATGAGCCGCCTATCCATTTACATCACCCCTCACGGGTATGCTGTCCGCGCCCAGCACCAGATTTTCCTCTTTCCCGTTGATCTGCGTGCCGCCTATGTCAGTAATCATGGCGGAGCATCCAGACAGGATGCGGCTCTCAATCTGAGAAATACGCACGGTGAGAAAATCTGAGGTTGCCCATGAGCTGGCCAGCTCCTCAAAATAATCGTCAATGACTGCCTCAACATAGCTTTTGACCGCTGCCCAATTCCAGCCGGTGGCATAGGTCAGGTTGAGTGTGATGCTGACGGATTCGGGGGTTACGCCGGTAACATTGACCACATGGCCGATGGGCGCAAGCCCCAGCCCCTCTCCCGCGTTCTGGGTGGGGTCTACGGCGGTCTGCACCTCATCAAGCAGCGTTTCCGTGGGTGCGCTGTTGTTCGATGCCATCAGCACCAGCTTGACAGTGCCGCCCACAGTCAGCTTTTTGTTGAGCGCTGCGGCATAGACGGCCTTGAGCCATTCTGCTGCACTGCCGGTCATGCTGGCAACGGCGGTGGCATACCAGCTCTGCGTTGCCTCATCAGGAATGAGGGAGGCCGGTGCAATATCACTGTTCCAGACGGGGTGCACCTTAACGGCTTTCACGCCGTCCATAGCAGTCACTTTTTCGACATAATCCGCCTGGTTGCCGCCGAACGCAAGCGAGTGAAAGCTGTCAAGCACGCGCTTTCTGAAAACTTCGGTTTCCTCATCATCATCGCCGGGGATGAGCACGCTGACAAGCTCCGCATGGGTCAGCCCGTTCACATACTCAATGGGGATGAGCGTGTCGCTGTAACTGTTCGCGGCGGCACCTGCCGTTTCACAGGTCACGCGCTGCGCAACCCATTCACCGGGGGGATCTTCCTCAATAGCGGGGCCGGTAACAACAAAGTTGAGATCTTCGCAGGAAAAGCGCGTGCCCTCAGGCACTTCAATATTGAACTCCGCGCGGAACACAGCAGCGCTGGCAGGATACGGGGCCATGTTTCGGTCAGCAGCTCTTTTGATGAGATATTCGCGCGGTGCGGTTGCAAGGTATGTGGCCGTAAAAACAAAGTCCAGCCCGATGTAGAGCTGGGCAATTTCGGCCATAGACGGTGCTACGCCGTTCATAACCATTGATCCCTCGCGCTTGTCAATGCCGGTGGGAACTCTGGCCAGAGCGCGTTTCAGCAGCGCCTCGTAGGTCATATTTTCATACACGATTAAATTTCAACCTCCTTACTGGCCTCAACCTCGCCATAGATGGTGTAAACGGTGAAGTGCGCAAGCACCGATTTTCTGCCGGTTTCAAAAGTCCAATCGTCTACACCCGTGATGCGGTCATCCTGCATCAGAGCCTCCGTGATGCGGCGCTTGATCTCGCTCATGGCGTAATCTTTTGGCTTGCCGATCAGGTCAAGCAGTTCAGAGCCGTACCGCCTTGAATAAATGGGGAACGCATAGCGCTCCACATTCAAAATGAGGTAGATGGCCTGCAGCAGCGCTGCCTTGCCATCAGTCATACCAATTACGCGGTTGCGGTCAATTTCAAGTTTGTGGGTATATCCGGGCTGTTCCTCCATCACGAACGCGATGAGATCAAGGTCATCGCCGGTTTTCGGTAGTGTTGCCATTACGGGGCCTCCCATCTATCAAGCACAACGTATTTCTGTCCACCATCGCAGCGCAGCAGGATCACCTTTTCACCTGCTTTGAGCTTGAGGTACACCTTGTACTTGATTTTTCCGTGCTGAGGATCTTCCATCTCCACCTCATAATCTCGTACATTGTTGGTCAGCATAAGCTGCCCACTTTTCAGCGTCAGCTTTTGGTCAACGGAGATTTCAAGCGGAGAGGGTGACAGCACCGTGCCAAAGCAGATGCGGGTGGGCGCGTTGGCGTTCATTGCCTCAAGCGCTGCCTGTTTTACCAGCTTCACCAGCGCCGTTGCATCAAGCGACAAATGTACCACCTCGCAATCTAATTTCCATCAGGTGCTGCTCATCATAAAAGGTGTGCTTTACCTGCTCAGCCATGAGATAATTTGAAACATTGATGTCACCAAGCCCCAGCATCACAACCAACAGCGTACCGGCCCGCACACGAACATCCCCCAGCACATCTTTTATCTTGAGTGTGCGGGTTTTCGTGTTGTAGAGGTCAAGCAGGCTGTCGGCCATAGCCTTTGCATCATCCGTGCTGCTGATCTTTTCGTAATACTGCAGCACACCCCATTGATTGATGTGGGAGCCGTCCTGCGCGATGTAAATATCACGCTTGCCGGTTTCTTTGTTCTCATAGCTGAGCTTGATCTTGTCATAGGTGTTGTTGGTGATGCTGCTGGTATAATCGTAATCACCAGCAGCGCCCTCATCCACCAGCATATTGATCTTCATATTGCCAAGGCTTTTGAGGGTGATCTTTCCTGCATCATCATAAAGCACATACATATTGCCGGTTGCCTTGAGGGTTTCATCCAGTGCGTTCTGGATGATGTCAAACAGCGTTTGGTTGTCCTCAACGCGGCTGGCGATGGTGTACCCTGTATCCTCCAGATCACCCACGTTGAGCTGAAAGTCCTCTGCAATCATGCGGATCAGGTCACAGGCGGTCTTTTTCTCATAAACATAGGTGTCTTTATTTTTGAGGTAATACAGTTGATCGTAAACAACGCACTTAATGACATTTGGGTTGCTGCCCTTACGGGATTTTTCAAACACAAAGCCGTAAAACATCGGCTTTCCATTCACGGAGAAGCGGCACGGATCGCCCTCCTGAAAGCTCAGGCCAGCCGTCTTGACGCATTCAAAAGTCAGCTTGCCCGGTTGCCCCTGCCGCTCCCACTCGATTGTCACACCCTCGACAACGGGCGGCAGCATGATGGAGCCTCCGTGCTGAATCAGCAGCTCATAGCTCATGGAATTGTCAACACCTGCCCTGCATAGATCAGGTTGGGGTTGCTGATCTTGTCGGTGTTTGCATTGTAAATCTGGGAATATTCAGAGCCATTGCCGTAATATTTCGCGGCAATGGCCCAGAGGGTGTCACCAGCCTTTACAGTGTAGGTTTTGGCGCTTGGCGCGGTGCTTTCATCGCGCTCTTTTTCAACCGTCACGACCTGCTGGCCGGTATCGGCGGCAGGCTCCTCAACGGTGACGGTTTTGGCACCATAGCTTCGCCATTGCTTCAAATTCACATCAACGCTTACATCAAGGCCATCTTTTGCATCTTCTGTAATGTTGTAGTCCTCAACACTTACGGTCATGTTGGTGTCAAAAAGGCTCTTGCCGTCAGGGGATCGACGTACAAGAATGAATTGCGTTGTGCTCTTGCCGGTCTTGAGGCGTTCCAGCACACCCAGATAGTAGGATGGATTGCGGCCCGTCAGCATGGAAAAGGTAAAGGGCACTGTGATTTCGGTAAGGCCAGCCGTGCGCAGGAAGTTGATCTCGCCCTGATTGAGCAGGATGAGTGTCTTGTTTTTATTCTTGATCTTGACGGTCAGCTTGCTGGGGGTGGGCATTTCTACGCCGCCCAGATAGCAGGTATAGCTCATGCGTGCACCCCCTCTGCCGCCGTCACAAGGGCCTCAGCAAAGCCGTCCGTGAGCTGGCTGATAACGCCATCCAGATCTGCGCTGCCCTCAATGCGGTTGTTCATGCCGGTCATGTCAATTTTCACCTCAGCCGTGGTAAAGCGGTTGATGGCATCGCGCTCTGCAATGTCGCGCAGATACTGCAACTGCTCATTGCTTACATCAAGAGATTTTGCCATGCCGCCTGTACTGTCGGCAATGTCGGCGGTGTCGCTGCCAATACCGTCCATTGCATAGCCGGTATCGGTCACAAAATCATCAATGGTGCCTGCTTCATAGTCAAACAGGCCACTCACCTTATCAGCAACGCCGTCACCCCATGCAGATCCTGCTGCAAAGGCATCAGAGGCCCAGCCATCCTTGAACGTGTCAAAGGTGCCCATGCCGCTCTTGAAAGCGTCACCGACGTTGGTATATTCCTCAACGCTGCCATACGCCTCTGCCGATTTTCCCGCGTATTCTTCCGCTGCTGCGGTGATGCCAGAATAGTCAAAGCTGACAAAGGGCAGCTTGTTCAGCGCCGCGCAGATGCCTGATACAACGGTCAGAACGGTAGACAGCAGGCCGTAAAACCAGCCCTGCACGTTTGCAATGACATTGTGGAACGCGGTGCCGATATTGGAGCAGCAGGCGCTTAGCGCGTTCCAGATGCCGATTGCGACGTTGGCCACAACCAGCATGGCGTTCCATACAGCTTGAATTGCAACGTTGATGCCGCCTGTAATAACCCCAAACCCTGTGGCAGCAATGCCGGTGGTTTTCGCAATCCAACTGCATACGGCAGCGATTGCGGCAACCAAGGCAATTACACCTACCACGATCCATGTAATGGGGCAGGCCAGCAACGCGGCGTTGAGGCCGTGCTGGGCGGCGGTTTCAGCGAGGGTTGCGCCGGTTGCCATCATTTGTGCCGCAGCTTTCACGCCCTCAGAAAGCGCGTGAGCGCCGTTGACGGCGGCAACAATGCCAGAAATGATGGCGTAGGCGGTCAGCGCCGCCACAATGCCTAAAACAATCGGCTCAATGATGCTCCAGTTGTCCTGTACGGTAGAAGCAAATTCAAGCGCCTTGTTCGCGGCTTGTGTAAGAAAGTTGATGATGCGGCCAATGCCCTGCACAAACAGATCTGCAAATTCCTGAATTTGCGGCAGATTTTCCTGAAAGAGCGACATGAAATTGAGCACGGCAGGATACAAACCCGCACCAATAGTTTCTTTCAAGTCACCCAGCGTGTTCTTAAACTGGATGATTTGCCCCTCAGGGGTTTGGCTCATCGCGTCATACAAGCCGCTCCAGCCCTCATCAATGACAGAGCCGATGACGGCAGCGGCTTGCATATCGTTGCTTAGATTTACGTATTCATCACCAAGCTCCTCAGCAATCTGCTTTTCGGTGGCGGTACCCTCAATGATCTTTTTCTGAACATCGGTGAACTCAAAGCCTTTCTGGGCCATTGCATCAAAGCTGCCAACCATGATTTTACCAAGGCCGGTGGCGTAGTCCGTCATGGCCTTGCTGTCAACTTCACCGCCGCCGCTCATACCTGCGGCATAGTTGGTCAGCGTGTCCATCATGCTCAGGATCGCGTCACCATCCGTGAAGTAGGTAGCAAGTTCACCGGCACCAGCAATCATTGCTTCATCGCCGTACATTCCTCTGCCTTGGATGTCAGAGGCTTTCTGGAGAATTTGATCGTAATAATCGCCGGTGCCCATGTTCCTTGTGACAGTCTTGAGCTGGGTCTGTACGCCGATCTGCGTATCAGCCAGCCCCATGCTGTCAGTCACAAGGCCCTTTACAGCACTGAGGCTCATATATGCGCCCGCAATGCCAGCAATCTTTTTGAGCAGTCCACCTGCGGAGGCGGTGCCCTTGTCGATAGAATCATTGAGGCGCTGCTGCTGTTTTTGTGCGCGCTCATACTCATCTGCCATTTGGTCAATTTCGTCATTGCACTGGGCCAGCATGGTGTGCGCCGATTTCAGCAGCTTGGTGTCCATTGATTTGCCGGAGGCTTTCTGCATTTCCTCAAATGCGGAGATCGTAGTGTCAAGGGATCGCGTGATTTTCTTGAGCACCGCGCTCATGCCGTCATTTAAGGTCATCTGGGATCTGATTGTTCCCACTGTTTCACCTCCCACGGGTAAAAAGTTGCTGCCCCTCTTTGTGTGAGGGGCAGCGCGTCAATGCTTTTTCTGCCGCATTTTGCTCTTGATTTCAGCATCTTTCTTGCGTTCCGCTTCAATGCGGGTGTCGATGGACGCAATCACAAATGCGCGTTCAAGAGGCGGCAGTGATAGAAATTTGGACGGCTCCCAGCCAAACTTTTGCAGGCAGTAATGCGCATAGTTGGCCTCAGGGTCACCGTCCGTTATCAGTTTTTTGCCTCATCCACCAGCTCATTGTCAGTCTTGAAGCCGTTGACCTTGAAAACCTCCGTAACATAGTCATCCAGCTCACCGCCAATGAGCATCTTGCCCAGCAGCTCATGCGGGGTGACAACGCCCCAGCTGCCTTGCAGCTCTGCGTTGTTCAGATCAGGAAACACCGTGCAGCGTGCGCAGGTCTTAACCTGAAATGCAAAGGTGTCAAGCTGCGCCGTGTATGCGCCCTTTTTACCGGCAACTGGCACCTGCTTGATGCAGGAGTTGCGGATGCGTGCATATTCGTCTGCGGGAATGCAGCAGATCTCCCACAGCAGCGGCTTGCCGTCCTCACCCTTAAAGCGGGGTGAGGCGGCAAACTTGTGGTTTTCAACCTGCTCAACGTTCGGTTTCATAAAAGCAGCGAGTGTATTCATAATTTCCTCCTTGTCAGGTCACCTTACATGTAGGTGGGGTTGGTGTACTTCTCAGGGCGGGAGAAGCTGTCACAGAAGCCCTCAATGCTCTGCTCAATAAAATCGCCCTCAGAGTTGAACATGGAAAGCAGCACGTCACCGTCCAGCACGCAGTCATTGTAGATCTTCGTGCTGCGGCCAATCGTGGTGGCGGGGTCATCGTTGCTGGTCTGAATATCAAAAGTGGGCATCACGCCGGTTTTGATAAACCGCTCCAGCACCTCATCAAAGAGCTCCGTGCACTTGTAGATGGTCATGGAGAACGCCAGGGCAACCGTCTGGGCCTTGTGGCCAATGACGGGGTTGCCCAGCTTGTAAACCTCTTTCGTATTGATAGAGGCCTTGCCCTCAAAGTCTTTGGCCATCAGCATGGAGTAGCGGGTGCCGTCAAGCGTCACAAAGCACTCAGCCCAGTTAGCGCTCACGGCATCTTTCGTGTTCATGGAAACAGTATCTGCCATTTCTTATACCCTCCTTACTGAATAATCACGCTCATGTAGAGCTGCGCCATAGCGTTGATGACGTTGAGGCCGTTGACCGTCAGCAGCACTGCCTTTTTCTTATCGCCCTGCTCACAGGTCACGGTGTCAGGGTCAAAGTTTTCAACAGCGCGGATCTTCTCAAGCTCCTGGATGAGCTTGACGGCATCGCCCCACAGGGAGGCGCGGCCTGCGGCATCATTCGGCACAACGCCCACATAGCGGGTGTTGAACAGCACGGCCATGTCATTTGCAATCTGATCGCAGACGCGCATGGTCTGGTTGCTCTGGAACACCTCGCCCTTAGTGTCGGTGAGGGTGAGGAGCGTGTTGATGTCATCAAGCACGCGGGTCACGCCGTTCACGTTGTGGAACATGAACTTACCGGCCTTGATCGCTGCCTCAAGCTCAACCTGGGTGTAGTCGGTATCCAGCACCAGCTCACCGTCATACTTGTAGTTGGTCAGCGATTTGTTGACCGCAATGCCTGCGTGTGCGCCGGTGGCCCAGTACACAATGGCATGACTGTCTACGCCGCTGATCGTGGGGTGCGTTGCCGTGTTCCACACGCCAATAGTGCCCTCATAGTCAACGCTGGCCGGTTTCCACGCCACAAGCTGGAATTTCGCACCAACTTCATCACGCATACGCTCGGTGTAGTTGGCATACAGGTTGACGATGGTGCTGGTAGCAGACGGGCAGCAAAGCGTATTGAACGCATATGCCTCCAGCTTATCAAGGAAATTTTGGTGTGTATCGCCCATGATGGCGTTGGCAGCAACGTCCGTGCCGCCCTCAAGCGGCTCACCAGCCGTAACAGTAAGGGTGGCCGTAGTCTTGAATGTGACAAAATCATTGTCTTTCAGGCCGGTCACAGCGGTAACGGTCTGCTTATCAACGCACACGCCATCCAGATATGTGCTCACGTCGTAGGCGTTCGACACATCGACGCTGGCCGCAACAACAGTCTTGAGGTCATTGCCGCGCACACCGCCGTATTTTGCCGTACAATAGGCGTTGGTGGCCTTTTGTGCGCCGCTGCCCAGCCTCCAGCAGTAAACCGTAGTGGCGTGCTGGAAAATCTCACGCAGGTACAGCAGCTTGTCATGGTCATAGGAATAGCCGAACAGGATCTTGCTGTTCTTCTGGAACTCACCCGCCGTAACAGGGAAGATTTCACCCTCAGGGCCCCAGCTCAGCACAAAGGGCGCTGCCGCATAGCCTCTGTCAGAGAGGGTGGCGGAGGCCTTTGCAATGCTGGTGAAATTGATATAACTACCAGGCAAAACCTTGTTCTGGGTCAGCCAGGTACCACCTCCAAGAGCCATTTATTTCACCTTACCTTTCATAAATTTTTCAATCGCTGCATCAACCTCAGCGATGGTGTAAGTTTTGCCGTCCGTCAGCAGGGCCTTGAGCAGATCCCTGCGGTTGGCATACTTACGGGATTCTACCAGCTGCTGCTTAGAAAACACAGCAGCGGGGATTTCGTTTTTCGCCATTGGCTTATCCCTCCTCAATAACTTTCAAGGATTCCATTGTTTCAAGCTCCTGCGGGTACCGGCCAAAATGCGGATACTGGAGCATTGCGTGCAGCGTGCCGGTGTTATCGTCTGTGCTGATCTCACAGGCCGCTGCGTGCACCACATCGCCCTGCGGCGTGGTGATGCTCTGCAATACCTGCGTGAGCTTATGCGCCACGCGCAGCGCCTCTGTGCCGCCGTCACGGGGCAGGTAGTAGATCACGTCCACAACCGGTGTGCGCTTGAAACGCTGCCCAACCTCTTTGCTATGGTTGAGGGTGGGCATGATAACGTTAAAATCTCCAGGCTTGAGGCCCTGCCTGACAGCGCCGCCGTGCACCTGGCAATCTGGAAACGCGGCGTGCAGCGCAAGGCTCACGCCGTCATAGATGCTGTTAAAATTGATCTCAGACATTGAAAGCCCCCTTGCGTCATCAGGCCCACTCCTTAAAGAGCTCCAGCGGCACCTCTTGATGACAGGAATACACGGCGCTCTTGCCGCTGCGCTCATAGTCCTTTGTGACGTTGTTCTGTGTCACTGTAATTTTTGCGCCCTCTGGGATTTCCACAGAGGGCGCAATATACAGCGTGACAGACTGCGCAACAACCGCCGCCTCCTCGCTGGGCTCAGTGCTCTTGACTGAGGTGTGAGAAATGCGGCAGGGCAGGTCAGAGGCAAGCACACGTTCCTTAGGCTCTGTGCGGCCATTGGCAGGGTTCGTTTCCCCGTCCAGCACAGTGATGGTGGCCTTGCCTTTCCAAAGGCTCTGAATGGCCTTTTTATAAGCAACGGTCACCATTTCAGCCTCCGATATGCAGCAAGCGTACTTTCCGCAGGGTGGCGCAGGGCATCCAGCAGCGCGTCAAATCGCGCCTCCGCCGTAGTCGCGCCATCGCTGGCACCGGCAAAGGTAACGGAAATATCGCCCTCTGAAATGCTCTTTGCAGGCGCAGAGAAGTCAAAGCCCTCCAGTCCGTCAAGCTCACCTGCGGCTTTCTTGCCGTAAAGAAATTGACCGGCAACCATGTCAACCAGCGTGTAAAACAGGCCATCAGGCAGCACCTTTTGATTGATGTTGCTGAGGATCTCCTGCTCACAGCGGCTGATCAGGTACGCAAGGCCGGTGTTGTCGCTGTCCGTGACTGTGTACCCAAGCATGGCCAGCCTGAGCACCACGGCCTCTGATACGGTCATCTGCTGCACCTCTCTTAGCCTCTGGAAATGATACGGGCAATGGCAATGGTCTTGTCCGCAATGTAGGAGCGCTCAGATTCCGTGCTTTCACCGGAATGCACCAGATCCCAGTTGGCACCGTTGGCCAGCTCAGTGTCCTTAGGGGAGAGGCTTGCCTGAGAGCTCTTTTCATAGGAAATGCCCTTAGGCGCAAACACCTTGCGCTGGCGGGTGTAGAGGGTGTCCTGGCCGCCGTTCTTCGCGGGGTCACGATCCATTTCATAGGGCACCTTTGCGCCGATGTCCTCATACCAGATGGAGCCCTCACCCAGCACATAGCTGGTGTACTCGTCATGCGCGGCAACGTCAACCTCATAGTAGGTGGCAATGTTGTCAACGTTCGGAGAGGCAACGGCGCTGTACTTCGTGCCGCTCTTAGTGTAATACGTCTTGCTGGCATCCAGGGCGGTGTCAGTGGTTTTCTTGTAGGTTGTCTCAACCGCAGCAACCGGCATACCGTCATCCACAACAACCAGCTTGCCGTTCCAGGTGTAGAGGGTCAGATCACGGGTGATGCCGTCCTTGTCGGTGTACTTGAGCGCGGTGAGCAGGTTGAGGTTTTCCAGGTTGGTAGCCACAACAGAGTGCATGAAGATCACGGCAAACTTTTTCTTGTGGTCACCGCAGGCCTTTGCCGTAGCGCTGTTGAGGGTGGAGGGCTCCATGTTGCCGTCAACGGTAAAGGTGTGCTTGCTGACGAACTGAGCACCCTTAGTGCTGGTCATGGAGAAAACGCCCTTGAGCACGGCAATGAGGGTGTCCTGGTCAACATCCTGCCAGTAGTCGGCAACCTGTGCGGCAACATTGTCCATGAAGTCAATGCCGCCCGTGATGTCAAAGGAAAAGTCCTTTTCCACCCAGCCCTTTGCGCGGCCAATCACCATGACGCCCTGCTCAAAGGTCTTAGTGGAGGTGGCGGTGATGTCGGTCTGGCCATCGTAGTTGACGGCATCACCGTCAAGCAGGCCGCGCATGGCAATCCGCGCATAGCCGGTGCCGTTCTGAGAGGCGAACACCTCACGGATGTCAGGGTTGCCGGTCAGCACCTTAGACTTGCGCATTTCATTGAGGCGGGTGCGCGGGATACGGTCAACCGCGTACTTGAAAGCCTCAGCGTTAAAGCTCTTAGCATCAAATTTCGTGTTAGGCATTGTAAAATACTTCCTTTCTTAAATCAGATTTGTTTGTTATTCCAGCTTTGCGTCAGGGTTTGCAGCCAGATACTCAGTCAGCTCAGAATAGCTCATTTCAGAGGGCTTTTTGCCGTTGCCGCCGCCCTTAGTGCCATCCCCGCTTTCGCCAGGTTTCCAGCCGCTGCGGTTTGTTGCTGCGCCAAACATGAAGTCCGTAGCAGCATCTTTCTTGAGCGCCTCCAGTTTCGCTGCAAGGGTCATGGCATCGCTGCCCTCCTTAGAGGTCACTTTGCCGTCAATGATTTTGGCATCTTTCAGGAAGTCTGCAAGGATCGCCTTGACAGCAACATTGTTTTTCGATCCGGCAGCGGTCAGCTCCGTATCAACAGCGGCCATCAGCTTTACCTCAGCAAGCTCCTTTTCGTGTGCAGCTTTCTGCTCCTTGTTCTGCTGGGTGAGGGTTTCGATCTGGGTTTTCAGATCCTCATTGTCACCGGCAGACTTCTTGAGATCGTCAAGCTGCTTGTCACGGGCTTTCACGGTGTCATTGAGCTGCGTAACCTGGGTTTCAAGCTCTTTCACTTTCGCGTTCTTCTCGTTGAAGTCCGCACGGGCAACAAAATCCTTGCCCAGAGCCTGACACACCGCCGCGTCCATTTCCTCCGTGTAGGCCTCGCCCACGATCTCTTTCAACCATTGCAGTTTCATGTTGTGCTCCTTTCCGCTCTATTCCTTTTTATCGGGCCAGTCCCCGTATTTAGAGCCGCCCTGTTTGTATTCCGCAGGGCCTGCGGTAATTTTGAGTATGAAAAAAGCACCCTGCTTGCATTGCAGGATGCTTAGATCAATGAAGTTGTGGCCCCTCCAAACCGTGTGATATAATCAGCGCAGGAGGGAGGTGAATAATGTGCTTGAATTAAGCAAAGATGAGTGCCTGGAGCTTGAAAAACGGGTTGCAGCCAAACTGCACGCCGCATTTCCCAGCGGATCAGACGATGCAAAGCAGCGGCTTTATGAGGTCATGGCACAGATGGCCTCAAGAGCTGCCATTATGACTGTTCGGGAATATGAAAAGATGCAAGCTGAGAGGCAAAGCTGTCAGTCAGATCAGCAATAAGCGCGTCCGCTGAGCTCATGCAAAGCCTTTGCGCAATCAGCTCCAGAGTAGCGTTAATACTCTGGAGCTGATTATTCATAGCCCGCAACTGTTCAAGGCATTTTTCATCCATAGCTTAATCCTCCTCACTGTCTAAATCTGCATGGTATGGACAGCTCAAGCACTTTTGCCGCTGTTCCTCGTTCCATTTAATGCTCTGCGGTAAAATAGAGGGCTTTGCTTCACGATCTGCTACAAGCACGATTTCAAAGCAGCCACTGCCATCTATCTGCCCATTTATGACTGGGCAATGCACAGTTTTCATTTGAACACCTCCGCAATAGCCTTTGTTGTGGGATCAAAGTCTTTTTCAGAAAAGGCCGTTTTAATCTTCATCGTTTCAGCATCAAGATACGCTGCGCCATCCAGAGAATAGCAGTTGATGCTCACGCCATCCCAGCGTTTACGGCGCACAGTGCATTTTGCCGCTTTCACATAGCGCTTAGCGTCATCCAGCGTGCAGCCATGACGGGTGCCGTGTGCGTCTTTGAACTCCAGCGGCGCAATGTCGATAGGCTCAGGCGGTACGCGCACAGTGCCAATCACGCCGGTAGCCTTAACCGCCTTGTATGCTGAATAATCGGCCTTTGTAGCCTCAGGCACTTTGCCTTTATACACATAGAGGCCTTTAAGCTCATCATACAGCGCAGGCTCTTTGTACTTGAGCGCCTGAAAATCAGAAAACTTGCGCGGCACCTCGCCGCCCAGCCGCTCTCTGTAGCTTTTCCACTGCGCTCTATCCGCAGTTTCATTATAGCTGAGCTTGCGCTGGTAGTCAACCGTGCCCGCGCCGTGGATCTCATCCTGCCACGCTTTCCACTGCTTATATGACATATCACCAGGCAGCGGATTCTCTCCTGCGTTTCTCTCTTCCAGCAGTTTAGCCACATCCTCATCATAGGGAGCCGTACAGCATCGGCACCAGGGGTGAAATGGATTTGCTGTAAGCCCTGGTTGATACTCAGACAGCTTGAAAACCTTGCCGTCCATAGCGCCGCAGAGTGAGCATGTATCACGGTCACGGGAGGCTATAACCTCATAACGCTCAACGTCCAAGGCCTCATAGCAATCCTTTTGTCCAGCACTTGAAAAATAGGCGCTTTCTGTCATCACCAGCCGCCCCGCTTTGCTTTTGGATACTTCAAACTGTTTGGCAATAGCAGCAATGGCTCTGTCCGGTGCCTCGCCACGGATAATCATCTGCGTGAGGTTTTTATTTACACTGTTAATCAGATTTTGCTTGTTCGTCCAGCAGTGATCTCTAAAGGTCTGCATGTCAGCCGTCCACGGCCTTGACAGCACTTTTTCAATCACGCCCTCACTGATCTGCGCAACGCCCCAGCCTACACCCAGCCCTTTTTGCACTTCATAGGCCGTGCGGTAATAGCTGCCCTCGTAGATGCCCCTTGCGGCGCTCTCAGCGGCTTTTTCAACTTCGGCGTGCAGTTTCTCTGCCTGCTGCCTCAACTGCGTCTGTAGCGCCTCCAGCCGTGAGATATGCACCTTTGCGCTGGCGTTCTCAAGCTGCTTGATCCATTTCTGATCAAGCGCGTTTTCTTCGCCGTACTTGATATACTGCTCAACCGTCCAGTGAAACTCATCCAGCTCATCTGCGGTCAGCAGCTTTTTGGCGTCAGCCAGGGTGATCTCATTGTTGCTGGCCAGCCGCTGATACCAGCTTTCCATCTGCTGGCGGAGCTCAGCATCAGCAGCAGCAAACTGCTTGTTGAGATTTTCAACATAGGAGTAGGAATGATCCAGCAGAGCCTCCTCCATGTTTTTCAGCCGCTGCGCCCAATAGTCGGCGTTACTCTGCCGCGCCATCGCCGTCACCGCCCTCAGCACCGCCAGCGCCCTGCTGTGCCGCAGCCTTTTGCTGCTGGCTCATAAACATGGCCTGGTAGGGGTCAGATGCAGCCTCCTCTTTTTCGTCCTTGATGCGCTGCAATTCCTGCTCAGGATCGCTCACCCAGGGGTGCATCTTCACAATGGTTTCATCAGAGAGAATACCAACAGAGGCTTTGCAGTTGCTGATTGCCTCTGTTTCATTGATGAGCACATCACGGTCAAAAATGCATGTTACATCCGTGCCCTCATAGCTGCCCCTGCCGGTGTTGGCCAGGTGCTGGTTGACAAACCACAGCAGCTCCTCCATGCTGGCCTGAAATTCCATCTCAATGCCGTTTGCATCAAGGTCAATGTCAGAATACATGCTTTGGATATTCATCTGATTGGGGTTGCCAGCCATGCGCTCATCCTTCGCGTCATAGCCTCTGGCGTTCTCAATGATGGCATCCTTGAGCAGGGCCAGCAGCGTCTTATAGTTTTCGGCGTTCACGGTGATCTCAAGGGTATCCACACCACCCTCAGAGCCCTCATAGCTGCGTACCTTGATAGCGCCGTACTGGGCAATGTTGGAACGGAAACGCCCCAGATCCTCACCGTCATAGTTTTTGACAACCAGAATTGTGCTGTGAATGTCCTCCTCCATCTGGTTTGTGAAATTGGAGAGCACATCGTTGTAAGCGTCTTGCAGGCATTTCACCTTTGAAAGCAGCGGGATCTCATGGTGAGAGCTTTTGAAGCAGATAAGCGGAATGCGCTCCCAGTTATAGCTCTTTTCTTCACCCGTCACCGCGTCAAGCTCTGTGATATAGGAGCCGTTATAGCCGTTTTCATCGGGGATCAGGGTGCCGTCATCGCCACGGATGAAGCTGTCAACGCCGCCCCCGTGCATAACTTCCACCTTGACAACCTTTTTGGCCTGTTCGTTTTCGTCATATTCCAGAACAACATACACATGCACGGCAGCATCGAGCACCGTGTGATCTGCGTCCGCCCAGAACGGCAGTACCTCATCCGCAGGGAAGCGCTTAAAGGCAAGCTCCCCGTTTTCGTAGTAGGGATATAGCCAGCTCTTGCCTGCAATGATCGCGCCCTCACCAACATTGTGCAGCGTCCTGCGGAAACGATGCCCCAGCACCGTGCCCAGCGCCTCAGCATAGGCCTTGTTTTCGGTGTCAAAAGAGATCGGCCTGCCAAAGCTGTAGTTGGTTTTCTGGTCAACCATTTTGGAGTACAGGTTATTGACCAACCTGTTATTGGGCAGATGCTCCAGCACCTTAGGCTTGCCCTCATCGTCAAGGGCGATGCGCTGCCGGTGAGCTGCGGCCTGGTTGCCGTCATAATACTCCTCCGCCTCAAGCTGCTGCTTGCGTTCCTTAGAGGCCAGCCATGCCGTGATCTCAAGCTCAAGAAAGCGCTTGTCCGTCATGCCGCGTTTAAAATTAGTGGCCGTGCGTGCCGCGCAGTCACCCCTCAAATTCAGTACAACCATGTTTCCTCACCTCACTTAAAGCTGAACAGCGCAGGCGCATACACCTTATGCACAAAATAGCGTACATCGTCCATGCTGTGATCGTTTTCCTTGATGGGCCTGTCCATCGGGGCCTTTTCATCCCAGCGGTACAGGCCAAACTCTCTGATACAGTCGGTGCAGCAATCACAAATGAAAATATCACCGCATTGCAGCCTGGTTGCCACATTGCGGATGCCGTCAATCACAGAGTTGGAGGCCTTTTCCACGAAAAAGCGCCCGTGCCTGCGGATGACTTCGATAAAAGAAGCGGCTGACGGGTCAACGATCACCACAGTAATGCGCAGATCACCTGCCAGCTTTTCAAGCTCTGAATAGTGCTCCTCATCTGTGCGCTGCCGCCCCTCTTTGCGGCTGTCAAAATAATACTCACGCATACGGTACCATTTGCCGTTTGCGCGGCCCCACAAGCCTGCGCTGGTGGGGTTTACGGTGCCATAGTCAACAGAAATATAATACTTGTCATAGGGCCGCGCCTCAGGCTTGACCACATGAAAATCCTTGTTGAACATCGTGTAAATCAGGCCCTCTGCAACCACCCACATGCCTCTGATAAAGCGGTCATAGAAAACGCCAGAATAAAGGCTTTCATAGCGCTGTTTGATCGCTTCGCTGAGGCTGAGGTTGTCATCCATCGTGAAATGCAGGTGCAGCATATTGCGCTTTTGCGCCTCAAGCACCCAGGTCAGATAAAACCAATGACTGGGGCCCTCAGGGTTGCAGTTAAACCACAGCTTAGAGCCTGCCACACTGCAACGTGCACAGGCCTGCTCTACAAAGCTGCGGGGCATCAGCGCAACCTCATCCAGCAGAATGCCTGCCAGGGTAATGCCCTGAATGAGCGCCGCGCTGCTTTCATCCCTGCCGCCAAACAGGTAAAAGTTATTGCTTTTCCCGTTTGCGCTCACCACAATCTTGTTTTCCGTGCGGTATTCCTTGAACGAAAAAACGCCTGCCAACCATTGCGGCAGGTTGCTGGTAACATTGCGGCGCAGGCTCTCAATGGTCTTGCCGCAGATCGCAAAATTGCAGCCGTCAAAGCGGCTCATTGCCCACATGAGAAAGCCCACGGTCATTGCAACCGTTTTGCCTGAGCGGATAGAGCCGTCACAGATGATGCCATCATAAGCCTCAAAGCCTGGCCTATTCCACCATGTCATTGCCAGGTTTTGCCGTGGGCTCAATTTCTGGTATATCACTTGTGTCCAGCTCCTCTCTTGTGCTCTGGTCGATCACGTCAAAGATGTTGTTCTCCACGGCATCCTCAGCGCCGCGCCGGTCATCGAATACGCCCAGATGCTTGCCCAGCAGCTCAAGGGCCTTTACTTTGTCATGCAGCTTGATCTCAACGCTGCCAACCTGTGAGTATTTAATGCCTGCAATGGCAGGCAGCTTTTCTTTTGGCACTTTGCTTGTAGGTTTCACATCCAGCAGGCCTGTAGCCGTGACGGTAACAAAGTCAGTGCCATTTGCAAAAGCGATTGCAGCCAGCTCTTGCAACACTTTCTCCTGTGTGATCTCCAGCTTGTTTTGCAGCTTTACCTGCCGTTTTGCTATTTCTTCGGCAATCTGAGGTTTCCTTAAGTTTTCATAGCCTATCACCTCAGCCGTTTTTGCGCTGTAACCGGCACGCCGCGCCGCAGCCGTGGCATTGAGATCCACAAGATACTCCTGCACAAAACGCTTTTGCTTTTCAGATAACTTTGCCACGCTCACCACCCCAAAACAGAATAACAGCGCCGCCTCGTTACGCAAGCAGCGCTGTTGCATGATGTGAAATATACGGCGGCACGGGTCTGGGTGTCATTTTCCGTCACCGTGCCGCCGCGCTACAAAGGAGGTGTCATCGCATACACCCGCAGATAGTATTATAACACAGGTGTAGCGGACAAAACGGACAACCTTAGCTGCGGTCAATGTAACGTGACGCTAATTTTCTGCAACTGTCCTCTGTATTGTTGCCTCCGATGCAGGCAGCAACCTGTTTCCACGACAAGCCATTCACAAAGCGATATGTGAACACCTGCCGCACAAGGCTGTCATCAATGCTGTTTATGTACCGTTCCAGCCGGTTGCGCTCATAGATGCACTGCTGCAATTTGGCCTCAATGATGCCCTTGAGGTCAACGATCTCAGCGGCATAGCGGCCTACGCGGTCGCTTACGCCGGTGCCGTGAGGCATACCTGACAAAGAGGCGGTACAGGAAACGGCCTTGACCTCCAGCTCCTGCAAGCGGCGCTTGTCCATCTCAATCTCACGGTTGAGATAATACAGCTGGGAAAGCTCTTTCAGCGTCACAGATCAGCACCCTCTTTCCAGACGGGTTTGCACTCCTCACCCATCTTGCACTTTTTTGCACAGATGCTGCACGGGTCAGCGCCTCCGCCTTTCATCAGCCACTCAATGACATATTTGGCTCTGACAAGGCGCTGATATGTAAGGCGGTTTTCTTCTCGCAGCGCCTCCAGCTTTTCAGCGCTGGGTGTGCTTTGCGCAGCCACTATATCAGCCTCTACGCCCGTTGCATCCAGTGCAAGGCTCTCTGTGACGGTGTTGACCGTTTTAAGCGCCGTGCTCAAGATGGCTACATGCTGTTTCAGCAATTCCATGTTCATGCTCATGCAATCTCCTCCTTTACTCGCTTGATCCGCGCTTTCAGCGCTCTCATAACGGCCTCATGGGTGTCGGCCCTATCTCTGATCGTTGCCATTACGTCCTCATCCTGGCACCCCTGCACAATCAGGTAGTGTATAAAAACCTTGTCATAGGGGGAGCCCTGCCGCCACAAACGGCAGTTGCCCTGATCATTCAGCTCAAAGCTCCAGTTGAGGCCGTACCAGATCACGTTTCTGCCGCCTGCCTGCAAGTTGAGGCCGTATGCACAGCTTGCAGGGTGCACCAGCAGCACATCAACCTCTCCGTTGTTCCAGGCATCCTCATCCGCAGGCCCCTTGAACACCCGCACGCGCAGCTTGTCCTTGCGGCCTTTGTTATACTTCTCAAGCCGCTCAAGGATTCTGTCACGGTCATGCTGATAGCCGTAGAACGTCAGCGCTGGCTCACCGTCAAGGCGCTCAAGCAGCTCCATATAGGCATCCAGCTTGCAGTCATGCACCGGCACAACATGCCCCTCCGTGCTGTAGACAGCGCCATTGCAGAATTGCAGCAGCTTGCCCACAAGCACGGCAGCGGTGCTGGCTGTCACCACGTCCTCATCCACCTCAAGCAGCAGATCACGCTCAAACTGCTTATAGGCTTTCATAGCCTTGTCATCCAGCCGCACGGGGATCTCATGCTGCACGTTCTCAGGCAGTTGCAGGTAGTCCTCCGCTTTCATGCTGATACAGATGTCAGAGATTGCGGAAAGCACCGCGTCCTCAGCGCCTGACTTCGCCTTGTAGCTGTAAATCTGCGTGCGGCTACGCTGGTCAGGGTCAAAATAATGCTCCCTGTACGCGCCCAGTGTGGACCCCAGACGCGCACCGCAATCCAGCAGGTAAACTTGCGCCCACAGGTCAATCAGCCCCTTAGAGGACGGCGTGCCGGTCAGCAGCACGATCTTGTGAATAAATCTGCGGATGCGCTTCATGGCCTTAAACCGCTTGCTGGCGGGATTCTTAAAACTGGTGCTTTCATCAAGCACAACCATGTCAAAGGGCCACGCCTGCTTGTAATAATCAACCAGCCACTCAACATTTTCGCGGTTGATGATATAAACATCCGCTGGCATGTTCAGCGCCTTTATGCGCTTTGTCGCGCTGCCCAGCACGGTTGAGATTTTCAGGTGCTGCAAGTGATCCCACTTTGCCGCCTCCTTGCTCCAGGTGGCCTCAGCAACCTTTTTCGGCGCAACCACAAGCACCTTGCACACCTGCCATCTGAAATACTTGAGAATATTGACAGCAGACAGCGTTATGACGGTCTTGCCCAGGCCAGGCCGCAGGAACAGGCCAACCGCAGGATCTTCAACCACACGCTGTATGCAATAGGCCTGATATTCATGCGGTACAAACTTCATAACCGCGCCTCCCATTCTTTCACAAACTCATCAACCTTTGCTTTGGTGTCGATGCGGTACACCGCAAAGCCCATCTGCGTGATCAGGCCGCACACATAGGCTTGCAGCTTTCGCAGGCGCTCACCTGGGGCCTTTGTTTCTACAAAGCAGATCTGCGCCCCAGGCAGCAATATGATCCGGTCAGGTACTCCGTTCAAACCAGGGCTTACAAACTTGAGCGCCATGCCGCCCAACCTCATTTTCACCTGCCTGCGCAGGTAGCCCTCAACCTCTTTTTCAAGGGTGCTCATTTATGCCTCCAATCTGTTTGTAAACATTGAAACATCGCGCGCGTATATATACGCGCAAACAGGCGGATTAGGCGGATTAGAGAGTTTATTTTTTCTCTATTTTCTCAATTCTCTCTATTTTTATATTTAATAGAAAAAAGTTGTTTCAATGTTACAAAATGCCGCAAACCGTTGCGGCGCAAGGGTTTTTGCGTCAACATTGCCTGTAACATTGCCCGAAACATGTTACAGTCAGAATTTCCCAAATGTAACATTCAAATTGAATGTTACAGGCAATGTTACACTAAATGTTTCGCCTTTTTTGAAAGCCGCGCTGCACGCCATAGCAGCCAAAGCGCAGGGTGTTTCTGCCTTTTTCCCAGCCCGCAGCAGCCTCAATAATTCCGTTGATCTCAGCTGTATCACTGTAGCGGATTTCTCTCTGCCTGCCGTCAAATGCCTCACACCACACCTCCAGCGCACACACGCGGTCACGGTCAACCAGCTTTATATCTCCCTGCACGCTGCCCGCCCAGAACATGCGGCGCTTGTCCAGCGGCCATTTGATCCAGTCCTCAGGCACCTGCTTGCTGAGAAAATCAAGCACGATGCCCTCACGGGTGCTTACCTCACGGTGCTCCTCCTGCTTTTCTTTCGCGGCAGCTTCAAGCTCACCCTGCAAGTATAGCGGCTCACCCGTGCGCCAGCGCACAACGGCCTCCGCCCAAAGCTGATCCAGCTCCTGCGGCAGATCAGCCCACACGTCCTTTGTGTGCGGGGTTATGCCTACATCAACCGGCCAGAAACGCCGGTTGCCGGTGCGGTCTTGCAGGTAATCCGTTGTATTGGTGGTGCCGAAAAAGACACAGGAGCGCGGCATCTCTTTCACATGCCGCCCGTAAGCGGCTCTGAAACGGTCTGTGCGCAGAGAAAGAAACTGCTTGATGCGTGCAACGTCTGTGCGCCTGAAAGCGTCCAGCTCACCGATCTCTACCAGCCAAACGCCTTGCAGCAGCTCAGAGGCCTCTTTGCCCTCAAAGGTGCGGATGCTGTCGTTAAACCAGCCGTGGCTCATCTTATCCAGCAGCGTACTCTTGCCGATGCCCTGAGGCCCTGAGAGGATCAGCATATTGTCAAACTTGCTGCCAGGGCACATGGCGCGGGTCACGGCAGCAGTAAAGGCCTTACGGGTCACAGCACGGGTGTAGGGGGTGTCCTGAGCGCCCAGGTAGTCAATAAAGAGTGTATCCAGGCGGGGCACGCCATCCCACTTGAGGCCGCAGAGGTAGTCCTGCACCTCATTGAAAGCGTGCGCAGTGGAGTGCAGGGAGAGGGCGCTGTCAATTTTGCCATTGCCGGTGATGTGATGATAGCGCTCCATGTACCAATACAGGCCATTGTTGTCATTGTCATCCCAGAGGCGGCGCTGTTCACGCTCATCCCACGGCAGCGGCCCCAGCACCTCGCCGCGCCCAGCAAAGCGGTTGAGGGCAAACTTGCCCTTGAGCAGTGGATCATTTTCAAGGATGATCCACACGTTATCCATAGTGGCCTTAGGCAAGCCGGTCTGACTGTTGACGGCCAGCTTGCTCATCCAGTTTGCGGCATTGTCATCATTTGTAGCTGCAACGCCCTCAAAGTCCTTGACGGCCTCCTGGTACCGTTCCTGCGTCATCAGCGCGGCAACGTCCGCATTCTGCACGGCCAGCTCGCACATGGCCTGATAGGAGGGCAGGCGGTTGTTGGGGGTGCCTGGTTGCGCGTCATCGTCCTTGTCACCAAAGCGGTGCAGGCGCACAAGGTCAAAGGCATTGACCAACTTACCGCTGCACGGGTCAGTAGCGTGGTGGGAATAGAGAAACTTGCCGTTGTCATAGATCACCGCGCCGCCCGTTGTAGAGCCGCCCAGATAGGTGTAGCGCCCAGGCATGTTGTCAACCGGCTCATAGATGCCAGGGATCAGCTCATCCATTGCGCGGTAGATGTCATAGGTACGGCAGAACGCGCCGACAACACCGGCCTTTGCATCAGGATCGCCCTGCTTGACGGCCAGCTTTGTAGGCAGGTTTTGTGCACCAGGCACCTGCGGCCAGAGAGTGCAGTCACGCCAGTCCTCATACTGCGCCAGCAGGCCGTTGGCAGAAAGCAGGGGCTTGTCTTTCCAGAGATACACATATTGGCTGTCAGAGCAGCAGGAGGGCCAGTACATGAGGCGCGACACTTCAAAGGTGGTGGGGTCACACAACTCAATGCCTATGTACTCTGCCATTTTGCGTGCCAGTGGCTCATATTCGTCCGCAGAGGCGGTGCGGTCAAGGGGCAGCAGAATGCGCAGGCGCGGCGCTGCTGGGCTGTGCTTGCGGGTGGAGTACACGCAATAGCCGCAGCCCAGAGCCTCCACACGGCGCAGCACGTCCTCTGTGCGGCCTGCGGGTATGTTGTCCAGGTCAAGGGTGATAAGATCGCGGCCTGTGACGTTGTTGGCCTTACGGCGGGGGCCGCTGAGGGTACCAGCCATAAAGCCGCCCACATCCTTGAGATCGTCCTGCTGGCTCTTTTTCATGTTCAGATACTCAGCCAGCGTTTCAGTGCCTCTGGCCGGTGTCTGGAGCTTTGCCCAGAGCTCTGAAAGCATCATTGTGAACGGCTGCCAGCTCATGGCACGCCGGTTGTTACCGGCTGATATGGTTATTTTTCTGTCATATTGCATGGCGGCACCTCACGTTTATACATCTTGCAGAGATTATGCGCTGGAGCCCATTTGCGGGTGATGCTGCACTTACAGACGGTGTAGCGCGGTTTTCCGGTCAGCAGCCTACGCATACAGGCAGCGCAGGTCAGGCAGCATCTGCGGGTGAGCCTGACGCGCCAGAGGAATAGCGTATGTACTTTGATAACGCGCCAGAGGGCTTTGATCTGCTTCATTTCTCTGGCACCTCCTCCAACCGGTAGGCAAGGCGGCGCAGCTTGTCTGCCTTGATGGTATCAACCTCAGAACGGTTGCGGTAGATCAAGCGCAGCTGCTCCAGCATGATCTCAACATCAGCCATCTCCTCAGCGATTGCAGCAGAATTGTCAGCGCCTCTGATACTCTTAGAAAGCTCTTTCGTGAGCTCTGCCATTTCCTCCATGCACATGATAAGCTGGGAGAGCTTGCCGTACTTTTTGACGGCGGCAGCGTACAGATCACCTGTTTTCAACGGAAACACCTCCCACTCTTTTTGTCTCGCAGCTCAATGCGGTTTATCATTTCAAAGCCGCTCACGGCAATAATGTACTTGAGCACTTTGATCAGCGTGTTTACTCTGGCATCCAGCGCGGCGCTTTCTTCCACTTGAATGTTGGTAAGCGCCGCGTATGCCGTAGGGTCAGCATAGCCTTCTGCGTTTTCCCAAGGTTTAGGGCTCATTGGCAAGCACCTCCTTTTGCCATGCTTCGATGTCAGCGCCCAGCTCTTTGAGCTTATAGCGCTCTGGGTATGTATCATCCATCTGGTAATATTCACACATTCGGTGGTGCTCTGCGGCCATCGCCAGGTAAAACCTGTGCAGCCGTTTCACGCCAAAACCCAGATGCCGGTGCAGCGTCCACAGCACAACAGCATCAATGTCAAGGGATAGCCTCTCATCAGCCTCAATGCACTGCTGGTTGATCTCATGCAGCATGGCCGTGTTCATTTCAGGTGTCATCACGGCTTTGCCCAGCGCAGAGAGCTTGATGCTGAGGGCAGGATCTTTGGGTACCTGCACACCCTGCTTTTGCAGTTTACGCCGCTCCGATCTGTTCATAGCTCACTCATCCCCAGTGGCGATTTCACCGGCGCAGGCGGCGTAACCGGCCAGATCCACAAAGCTGTCTGCCTTATCGCCGTATTTGATGCGTGCCACTTTCAGCAAGGCCAGCATCATTGCCACGTCTTTTGCGGTGAACAGCGTACCCATGTAGGCAGTCCACAGCTGCCCGATGAGGCCAAAGCTGTTTTCAGGCGTTCCGTAGTCCTGCTCCCGTTCGCCGCAGACGCAGACACGCGCGGCCTCTAAAATCTCAGCCCTTTTCATGGTGCACCTCCATAATGTCATCAAAGATCACCGGCACAGCGGCCTGCATCTGGTGCAGCGCCATCAGCGCAACCTCACGCATTTGCGGGTGGGCGGCAGGGCCGGTGCGCAGTTTGAAAAAGTGCCGCCATTCGCGCAGATCAGCGGTCATGTAAACCTCTGTTTTGAGGCTGTTGGGCAGCACGGCCCGTGCCTCTTGCGGTGTGCAGCCCCAGTCAAGCAGATCAAAATAGGCCGTTTCAGCCGCTTCACAGGCGCGTTTCCACATCTGGTAGCCCTGCTTGCCTTTTTCAAGGAACATCGGCTTTATAACGGTGATCTCGCTGCCAAAGCCCTCTTTGCTGTAATTGCAGTAGCGGGTACTTTCCTGGCAGTATGCCGCCAGCCGGTGCCGCACGATCTCATGCGACACGCCACGATCACACACAAACTTTGCGGAGAGAGAGGCGTGCTCCAGTACGGCTTCATGGCCGCGCTTGATGATGCCGCGCACGAATGCCTCTGCTGAGGTGTCGGTGATCTTGTCCTCAGACTTGTAGCAGACGCGCCCACAAAGCTCAATCTGCCGCAGCATATCCGCGCCGCTCATCGGCAGGCGGATCTCCACAGAGGGGTCAATGATTTTCATTTTTGATAGCCTCCTTTAGTGGTTTACGCCGATATAGTTGAGTACGGTATCCATACCTAAGCCGCCCTGCTCAATCGGGCGCATACAGTAGTCATATTGTTTGGGGTGGGTTTGCTGCATCTGCTGAAAGCGATTGGGGCACTGTTCCAAGTGCGCACCAAAGGCACAGAACATGCAACCGGTACGGCTTACGCCGGTAGTGTAAAACTCAAAATCTTTCTCAAAATCATAGTCTGTGGCGCTCCGATCTGAGAGTAAAAGCTCCTTTGCTTTTTCTGCGGGACATTCATCACCCTTGTACTTGCAACGGATTTCACCATATACAGGTGCATAAGGAACATCGTAAAGAAACAGGTACATCAGCACATCATTCTCAGTCCAGAACGACATAGGCCTTGATTGCGGGTATTTGGCATCAAAGGCGTTACAACCGTTCATCAGCCATGCTTTCTCCCTACTTTGGCTTTCAACACACATTGTGCCAACAATAGGAAAACGGCCTGTTTCTTTTTGATACCGGCGCATGGGCTCCTTTTTCATCACGTCACAGCACTGCTCTGAGATTTTGAACGGTGCATCCTTGCAGTAGTGCCATTTATCTGCAAGTTTCATAGTGGGGCAGTATGTACCCTCACGATTGTAGCCGGTCAAGCGCAGATTAACAGTAGCATCGTTCTGGCCGTGGGCATTTTGCAGATCACGGATATAGCGTGCCTGATTTTTGCCTATGACTGGGTAACCGTATTTGAGAATAACCTGCCGAAAGTTCATTTTAGGTCTGAGCACAACATCTGCATTTTGAATGGCAAAGCTGCGCACTTCTGGATATTCAAGGCCGGTATCCACAAAAACGGTGGGGCAGTCATAGACTGCGCAACAGTGGTTGAGAAGAATGTGCCGCAGCACAGTGCTGTCTTTACCGCCACTGAATGACATATAAATACCAGGTGGGCCATTATCGCCCCATCTGAGATCATAATGCGCATAATAGGCATACCAGCTTTCTATGCGCTGTGCGGTCATGCGGATCTTGTGTCGCAGCGGCATAGCTTGCATTTGCCGCAGTTCCCATTTTTCACGCTTAAACATAGGTACCCTCCATGTTTCCTGCCCACTGCACGGCCATAGCCCGTGCAATGCCAGGAAATGTTTTTGCTCTGCGCTTGCTGTCGCGTATTGAGGTCAGTTCATAGCGCGTATATATGCTTGGGTCACGATTTGCACAAGTTGATCCTACCCACAGGCCCTTAGGCTCTACAATGTTGGTAGGGTGCAGCTCTGGCAGATTGATAAGCCAGAGGCAGGTGCGTTTGCGCCAGGGGGCACCGAACATAAACGGCTCTATTTTCTGCGTGTACGGCGGCAGATCAAAGCATTTCATCATTACTGGATTTTCGATGGCAATTCTGGGGCAGTCTGCATTTAAGAAAGCCCTGAAAAATGCAGCGGCCTCAATGCCTTTTTGGTATCGCTCTGGGTCTTTGATACTGTGGTCACTATTGAACACGCGCACGGCGCTGGCAGCGGTCAGATATGTACAGGGTGGGAAAGCTATAAGCATATCCCACTTTTGCATGATCGCGTGCGCGCGGCCATCGCAAGTGCGGAATACGCAGTAACCATTGATAAGGGGCAGCACGTCTTGCTGTATATGCCATTCAGGATGATTTCCTGAGCAGGGTATCACATCGCAGCTATACGCTTCGTGCCCCAGCGCTCTTAGTTCGATTGTCACGGCCTGGCTTTCTTCACAGGCCACAAGGATTTTCATAGGCCCTCCCAGCCCCACTCCGCTTTACGGCAGCGGGGGGGGGCTTACGTTATCGGATAGTAAGTAAACAGTTTTTCAGTGATGATGTACTTGTGATCCTTGCTGCGGCTCACGGTGCGGGTAAAGGGTTGCTCCCAGATGCACAGAAAATCTGGCGGGGCCTGCTGCTCACTGATAAACACGGTGTGGCCGGTTTCAGCAAGCAGCCGCATGGCCGTCCAGAAAGTATCTGTATCAAACCGCTCACCGTTGTAGCCTTTGGTGTCTTTATAGGGCGGGTCTGCGTAAATCGTGGAGCGGGGGGGGATACATACGCTGCGGTAGTCACCGCAGATAAATTCTGCATCAGAGAGCCGCGCAAGGTCTTTCAGCAGGGAGCGCTTGCTTTCGGCGCAGTAGTTTCTACCCTTAGAGCAGTTGGCATAGCTGTCAAACCAGATACCGCCAAAGCTGCACCCAAAGCCTACAAAGCCGGTAAGCACAGGATCTGCGTCCTGGTGCTCCTTGAGCCAGGTGTACTGTTCTTTTGAAACGGCCTCCGGCAGCTCATAGCCGCTCTGCACGCCGCTGAGCATTGCAATGAGATATTTGTGCTTGTCATTGAGAATCTTGCGCTCAAAACCGCTCACCCTGGCCTCCACAGCGCAGGTGCCGCAGAACAGGCTCACAAAGCAGGTGCTGGCGGGGCTGTTGCGGGTGATGATCTCTGCAATGGGCCGCGCTATTTTGCTCTTGCCGCCCATGTATCGCACAGGCAATCAGTCCTTTCTAAAGAAATTGCCTACCCAGCCGTCCGCATTGAGTGGCAAATCAGGTGCCCAGGAAACAGGCTCCCGCATGATGTTCACTACTTTCTCCAGCATGGCATCAGGCTCTGCAAAGGGGCTTACATCAATAATCACTTCATCGTGCACATGGAACACAACCGGCAGGCCTGCGGCCTCAAGGCGCTCAATCGCGCCTGCCAGCGCGTCACGTGCAATGGCCTGCACGCAGTTTTCAACCAGCTTGCCGCCATATGTTTCTATGGTTTTCCAGCGCTTTGTTTTCTGATCCATGCCCATGTAGGTGATTGACGGGTTGCCCCATTGGTTTTGCCCCAGACTGGGGCTGACGTAGTACAGCTTGCGGCCTGAGGGCAGCAGAATGGTGAAAACGTCCGTGCCCTGGTTGTAGTCAAACTCACGGGAAAGCAGCAGATTGCGCACGCCCACGCTGCCGCCGTTTGCAATCACCTGCACAGCAGCGTTGTCCATCGTGTACCAGAGATCACGGATGCGGCTGTTGGCATCGCGCCAGCGGGTCACAATATCGGGCAGGTCAGCCTCAGGGATACCCATGTCAAGAGCGCCCATGTTGATGAGTGCGCCGGTGCTGCCCTGATAGCCCAGCGCCAGCTCCGCAACCTTGCCTTTCTGCCGCAGGGAATACTCAGGGTTACCCTTTTTGATGAGCTCAATGGGCACGCCGAACATCTGAGAGGCGGAGGCCTCATAGATTTTGCCGTGGGTGCGGAACACCTCAAGCCGCCATTGTTCACCGGCCAGCCATGAGATCACACGCGCCTCAATCGCGGAAAAGTCAGCGTCAATAAGGACGTGTCCCTCAGGGGCAATGAACGCGGTGCGGATGAGCTGGCTGAGCGTGTCAAGCACAGAGCCATAGATCAAGCGCAGCGCGTCAAGGTTTTTCTGCTTCACCAGCTCACGCGCCAACGGCAGCGGCTCTGTGTAGGTGCGGGGCAGGTTTTGTACCTGCACCAACCGCCCAGCCCATCTGCCGGTGCGGTTTGCGCCGTAGAATTGCAGCAGTCCGCGCACACGCCCGTCAGGGCACACAGCGGCCTCAATCGCGTCATATTTTTTGGTGCTGGTCTTACCCAGCTCCTGCCTGATCTCAAGCATCCGTTTCACCTGAGGGCTGTTGTCCTCTTTGCCCAGCAGCCGTGCAACGGTATCTTTGCGCAGATCAGAAAGCTCCTCTCCCATTTCCTCTTGCAGCCAGCCGGTAAGCTGTGCCACACTGTTTGGGTTGTCCAGCTTTGACACTTCCGCAGCCTCTTTCATCAGGCTTGCACGCACGGTGTTGCCCAGGTAGAGAGCGCCGTGTACAAAGTCCATGTCAACGGCTACGCCGCGTGCGTTGATAAGCAGATCCGTTTCCCACTGCTTTTGCACAAAGTCCGGTACAGGGAAAGCAGACAGGCGGCGCTCAATTTCCATTTCTGTCACAACGTCCTGCCGGTTGTATTCCTTGAACAGCTCCCATTTCTGAGGGTCATGCTGCGGCAGGTTGCGCGTGCGGCCTCCGTTTGCCTTTGACGGAGCACAGGGCACGCAGAAATAGCGGATGAGGGCCTTGCCTGTGTTCAGCTTGCGCTTGTCCTCAGCAAGCCCCAGAGCGCGGCCTGTCGCGTCAAGGCCTGCGGTATAACCGCAGTAGAGGCCGTGAAACATGGTGCAGCGCCACTGCTCAGGCGGCAGATAGCCGATGAACTTTGACAGGCAGCCCCATTCAAAGGGCGCGTTGTAAGCGTGCTTGATGTACGCAGGGCTTGTGAGGGCTGTGACAAGCCACGGGGGAATGTGCTCCCCCCGTGCCATGTCAACAACCTCAACAGGGGCACCATCCAAGCTGTAGGCAAACAGCAGGATCTCAAAGTCTGGGCTTGATATATACTTTTGAGCGCCAGCCTTTGCAATCGGCACGCTGGAAAAGGTTTCAAGGTCTATGCTGAGATGGTGCATGTTGTCCTCCTCTTACATGGGCTGTCCGGTGATGGGGTTAATACCGTTGCTGGGTGCCCAGGGCGCGGTGTTCGCCGGTGTATAGGGCTGAGCTGCGGGTGCCGCAGCGGGTACGCCATACTGAGGCGCAGCACCGTACTGCTGCTGCTGCTGCTGTGCAACAGGGCTTGCGCCGATGCCAGCAAAGTCAGCCGCAGCAGACGCGCCGCCAGCCAGCGGCTCTCCGTCACGGGTCTTGAGCACGTTGCCCAGGCCGCAGCCCACACCTCTGTTGCCGGAGTTGCTGTAGCCGTAGAAATTGAGGGTAACGCGGCCATACATGCCGCTGTAGATGTCAGCGGGAGCCAACTCACAGTTGATGTTGTCGATGCCAACCACCTGCGGCTTGTTCTTCGTGCCTGCGGTCATCACCCAGTGGCCCTTGCATTCCTCACCGAATGGCACGCCAGAGTTGGGGCGCACGCCGTCACCATCATAGATGGGCACCTTGAGCTGCGGGGGTCGCACGCCGTTCCACAGCTTTGCCATAGCGTCATTGGCAGCGGCGTTGATCGCGGCATCAATGTCCGCTTTGGTGGCCGTGTCGGTTTTTGGGATCAGCAGGGTCACAGAGTATTTGGCCTCACCGCCCTGCTGGGCGGCACGTGGGGTGGTCAGGTTGCAGTAGGACAGGCGGCACTCACCGGTGAGCACCTTAGTGGGGTTGTTCTGATACATTTTTCATTCGCTCCTTAAAATTAAATTACACTCAGTGTTTGTATCATTGCTGGGCCTCTGCCCAGAGTGATCTGATCTTTTCCCAGCGTTCATACTGGGCCTTCGCCCGTTTTACAGCACGGGTCAATTGCTTATTGTGGTTGAGCTTTTCAACCACATCGGGTGCATGGCTCCGCTTGTTCCGCACAAGCCGCCAGCCGTTCTGAAACTCAATGCTTGCCAGATGCCACAGATCCTTGCTCTCCGGTACGATCTCATTGAGAAAAGCGTCGGTGCGCTGGATCGCGTCCTCATTGTTCCAGGGCTCAGAGAGCATCATGGCAAACAGCTTGCGCACGTTGGCAACGGGCAGCTCACAGAGCTTTTCAAGATGCAGGGCAATGGTGCAAGTGTCCTGCCGGAATGTTACAGCAGGCATCACGTCACCCCTGCAAAGTCAGCGGCAGCACAGTTGTATTCCTCACGCTTGTCAGAGGCCGGTGCCAGGGTGGGCTTTCCGTAAGGTTTAATTACAAACTGGCCTGCAATCTTTGCAAAGTCAGCCTTGCCAAGCATTGTTTCAAGCTGTGAGAGCGTTTTTGGCTTGCGGTCATACACAAGCGCCTCATCATAACCAGCACCGATGATTGCGGCCACGGCAGCATCCTGATCTGTAAAGGTACGGTTGCTGCGGCCTGCAACCAGTTTCCAGCCCTCAACGGGCCTGCCGTCAAGCAGCGCCTTTGTTGCGTACTCCTCCAGATCCTTGTACCATTCCACAAGAAACTTGCCGCGCTCAAGCAAGTTGCCGATCTCAGCATCGGAGAGCAGCTGGGGCGGGGTGCCCTGTACCGTGCCTCCAGCAGAAACACAGGCCTCTGTTTTTTCGTTCCATACGCTGGCAGGTACGCAGTCCTTGAAGTCCTCAAGGGCAGTGTTGGCATTGGCACGGGCGCGGCACTGCGCCTTGCCTCTGCAAAACCGGCAGTGCTCACCAGGAACGAACTCACCCAGCCCCATAAAGGCTTTCTGTGCAATGGGTTTGATGCTTTCGCCCCACGCCAGCAGCTCCTCAACGGTGATGATGTCGGTAGTAGGCTCAGAGGCAATGCGGGGCTGGTCAATGGTCATGCGCACGCGCTTGATGGTGTCACCGAACACCGGCGCATAGCGCTTGAGCGCTCCCAGCGCGTACAGGCGCATTTGCGGGTTGCCGGTAGCAGACACAGGCACGCCCTTGCCATGCTTGTAATCTGTGATGCTGAGCGTATCGCCGCCAATCATAATACAGTCGCAGGTGCCAAAGCCCTCAGGCACATATTCCTCAAAGTCAACCTGCACCTCCGCAGTTACGGTGGGTGTGTGGTCATAGAGCATGGCCTGCTCTGTCAGATGCTCAATGTAAAGATCAGAGGTCTTGTCCATTTCATCCTTGTAAAGCGGGTCTTTCTTGAGCTTGTTGAGGCGGGTGGTGTAGGCGCGTGAGGTCATCAGGGTAAACTTTTTGAGCACCTTGAGCTCACAGATGGCGTGCGCCAGCCGCCCCTCCTCTGCATATTCGCTTGTGCTTTCGGGCAGGTTTTCCTCAAAGCGGGGAGCTGCCGTGCACACAAGCCAGCGGTGCGCCGATGATGCAGAAAGCAGTGCGTGTTTTTCAGGTGCCATGCCGTGCCTCCTTAAATCTGAGCGCCCAGGCCTCTCAGCTCAGTCACAAACTGGCCGAACTGCTCAGGCTTGAGCTGCGTGATGGCCTGAATGCCGTACTTGCCCAGCAGCGCCAGCAGCTGCTCCATTTTGCCTGCGTTCACAAGTGCGGCACCGGCATTGGCAATCTGGTCAAGCGTGTAGGTGGGGGCAGCGGTCACCGGCACAGCGGGTGCGGGAGTGGGCGCAGTCATCGCAGCATTCATCTGTGCAGGTGCCGGTGCAGAGGTGGGTGCGGCAATAGGAGAAGTTGATGCAGGCGATACAGGAGCAGACGCAGGGGCCGCAACAGGTGCGGGGGTAGGGTTTACCGGCGCGGCAGGCGCTGGGGTGACAGGGACAGGCGCTGCGGGTACGGGGTCAGAGATCGCGCTGACGCTAAACGCGCTCTTGTCAATGGCCGCAGCCAGCTTGTCAATGGCGCTGATAACGGCATCCGCAACCTCAATCTTGATTTTCATTTCTAACATTGGTACAATCCTCCTCAGTAGTATCGTTGTGACAGTCGCAGCGCTCACCAGGGTCAAGGTGTGCGCCGCAATCGGGGCATGTCCAGTAGTACGGCATGTTTATCCCTCCAAAAATGTCAGCCAGTAGTTGTATGCGTTCATCACATTGCGGGAGTATTCGGTCTGATAGATGCCCTGATCCCACAGGTTTTTTGCACCCGTGGGGCCGCAGTTGTAGGCCATCAGCGCAAGCTCAAAGTCATCGTACTTTTGAATGTTCTGCGCTATCATGTAAATACCGGCCTCAATGTTGCCCTCATAGGTCATCACGTCAAAACCGATTTCTGAAAGCCACGCATGGTTACAGACGTTGATCTGCATGAGCCCGTAATCACCTGTACTGCTTACTGCGTCAGGGTCAAAGTGGGTTTCAACCTCAGCAATGGCAAGCCCCAGTGCATAGGGCACGCCGTAGCGCTCACAGCAGTCCATGAGGATCTGCTGGCACTCATAGCTGAGGAGCCTCCCCTGGCTCACAATGTCATCACGATACTGCACCGGCTCTGGGGTGCTCTCCTGCTCAGGCTCTGCTACAGTCTGAACGGGAGGCACTTCCAGGGCTTTCTCCTGTGCATCGCTGCTGGGGCTCTGTGTTTCAGCGGTTTCGGCTGGCGCAGGGGTCTGTGCAGCCTGTACCGGCTGAGCGGTCTGCGCCGGTGCTCTATGCACGGCGCAGCCGCTTATGTAGCCGAAAAGAAAACCGGTGCAGAGGAGCATGGCAATGCAGATGACAAGGCACTGTTTGCGCCGCTTGATCTGGCGCTCTCTGCGGCATCGCCGTGAGTAACGGCTGGCCTGTAATTCATTCGTGGTCATGGTGCTGCTCCTTAGCTGTTGAGGCGCTTTTTCAGCGCAGCGGTAATCTCATCGGCAAGTTTTGCCACGATCTCATCCACGCCAAGCTGTTCAAGCAGGTTGCCGGTGTCATCGCTCTCCACCTGCACAGCATAATCAGAGGGGATGAGGAAAGCGGGGCGGGAGCCGTTAGAATAGTTATAGTTGTAGTAGTCGACATTGCCATTGGTGTTCAAGCCCATCACCCAGGTATCATCCTCATTAACCTCAGGCGTGCTCCAGGGGGTGGAGAGCCATTCCCAGCTTTCGGGCAGGGGAATGATGCTGCAATACTTGCGGTACTCATCAAGGGTCAGGGGCGCAACCTTGCACTCAACGGAGCCATACTCTTTACTGCCGTTTAGCGCGGTCAGGTCAACGGTGCGCGGCAGCACATCATCTGTGTGGTTTTCTGTCAGGGCATCCAGAAAAGCGCCGTTGAGGTGTTCGTGCAGCTTGCTCTCAGCAAAGTTGTTGCTATCACCAAACACACCCTTGATCTGGTTGCAGGTCATCAGCAGCGTGCCGTCTGTGCGGTGCTCAAGCACCAGGCAGGGCTCACCGTGAAATGCAACCGTGCGGCCAGGGAGCACATCCTTTACAGCTGTCTGCATGGTTTAGCCCTCCTCTCCGTTGTCATCAGGCCCCTCAATGTCAATGAGGTTTTCAGCCTGGATGATGATCTCAGACACGATCTGACGGATGGGCAGCATTGTCTTTGCACGCAGGCGGCGCACAACTTTCTCAGCCTCAGGCGTGAGCCTGACAGTGCCAATGCACTCCTCAGATGGCCGGTTGCTTTTCAGCACAATGGGATTTACGATGGGATTCATTTAAGTTGCCTCCTTTGTAATAGTGGGTATGCCTGCGGGTTTATGCGCTGGCTGAGCGTCTGCCGCGCCGCTCAATGGATTTCTGCACGTTGAGCTGGGCAACATCGGCCTTGTAGCAAAGTCGTGCATCTTCGTAGCGCGTGCCGTCACGTCCTCTTTTCAGCTCACTGTAAACAGCACTGAGGGAAAGCCCCATTTCCGCTGAAATGTCCTTTGCCGTTTTACCGGCCTCAACCATTGCCTGGATTCTCTGCCGCTCAGCCAAAGAGCGGTAAGCATAGCCTGCCATGTGTTCACCTCCAATCTGCGCGGGAAATAAAAAAATCCTTAAATCACACAGGGCAGAGGCCTCAAAAAAGGTCATCTGCGGTGTGTAATTTAAGGATAGCGCGTGCCAAATTTATACAAAATGCCACAATTTTTCGATATTGCTTGACAACATTTGTGCAAGATGTTATCTTAGCAATAAGATCCCTGTCATTCATTTGCCGCTCTTGCGCGTCATACACATCAGTAAGGACGGCGTGAATGCGGGGATCGATCCCGCACGGCGGACATCCACCCCTGCAAGCCCCGACCATTCCGGGAGGGAATTGGTCACCACAATTTGAAGGAGGATTAAACCATGCGCAAATCTATGAAGAAGCTCATTGCTCTCACCCTGACCTGTCTGATGCTCGCGACACTGTTCGTCGGCTGCGGGTCGAAGGACGAAGGAGGCGGTTCCGACGGCGATGTCATCAAGCTTGGCTGGATGGGCTCGCTGACCGGCGACCAGGCTGCTTTCGGTACCTGCGAGAGCCAGACGGTCCAGATGCTCGTTGACGATCTCAACGCCAACGGCGGTCTGCTCGGCAAGCAGGTCAAGCTCTTCTGCTACGACACCAAGGGCGACGCGCAGGAGGCGGTCAACGTTGCCAAGCGCCTGTGCGCGCAGGATAAGGTCTGCGCGATCATCGGCCCGAACGCT